GCATCTTTTACCTTTATACGTCTGAACCGTTTATCGGGATCTTGTAATAATTGTCGAATATCTTGAGATATCGATACAGCTGGACGTCCTGTTGATATGCCTGAAGAAAGATAATATTCAAGATTTTCTTTAGCTCCTTCAACTGATTTCCATACAGTATCGGATAGTGTTAAGCCGTCAATCTTTCTTTGTTGAAAGGCTTTGAGTGCATCCATATTGCGAGCGAACATACCTTGTTCAAGCTTCTCATATCGGCTCTTACCTATGATCTCAGACAACGCAAGATCTTTGATATAGGCTTTTAGTAAATCATCATTCTTTAGATTGGATGCTTCCCATGCACCGGTAGTATTGTTGTTGATATTGATAAGCAGATTATCGTGTAGTTCTTCGAGTAGCTTGTCGATCTGCTTTTCTAAGGTTGCATTACGTACCCAAACATTATCCGTGTTCTTTTCCGTCCACTTAGTTAATATCAAGCCTGATCGACGTGTGAAATCATCGAATATACGTTTTACTTGACCTTGCTGGTTGAGTAAGCGTAAGACATGCTGTTTATCGTGGTGGGAAAGTGAAGACATAGGATTATTATTTTCTTAAAACAATTATCTTTGTAATAAAACTAAAAGCTTATGATATTTAATATTGATGACATAATTCCTTTTTCAAAACGTCATCCACGTAAGACGATAAGAGAAATATTACTTATCGATTCTGGCTACCTTAAAGACCTAATCAAGAAGAATTCTAGAGTAATTTTATCAGAGGAATGCTATCAAGAGGCGATTTTAATAACAAAAGGAATGCGAGATGAATGGGTGAAACCAATAGGAAAAACCGAGAGTATCTTTGATTCATTAAAACCTTATACTGCACCTTATGGCTTTGACTTTAATGACGAAGAATTAATCACAATAAATAGAAATAGACTAGAGGATTACAAAGGAATAAAGAACAATGACTTCCCTTTCTAGATTTATTTATTTACCTTCATCTCAAAACCCTCCTCCCATTGTCATCCCAACCATATTATTACGATCGGCAGCTCTTTGTTTATCTTCTTCAATCTCTTTTAACTCTTCATCTACGCGATCCACATTGCCGGCAAAGAGAATACCTTCTTTGCGTGACCAGATACCACCATCAACAGCCGTAACAGCAGTTTGTACTTTGTCGTCGATATTATCGATCATATAGGGAATAATATTCACATCGACATCGATAGTCTGTGCCGGAGCTGCGAGTCTTGAATTCTGAGTGCCTAATGCGGATATAAGGAAGTTCACACGACGCTGCATGAATAGTCCTATCTCTTCGGCATGATTCTCTACTGCCATGTGAGCACCCATAAAGACATAGCGAAAAGCACTACCAGATAAAGCATTGCCTGAACCTTTTAGGTTCTCGAATGATATCTGAGGTGTATTTGTCATGGAATAGGCACGAGAGAATAATGTTTCAAGCTCCAACTTGATAGGATCAGCTGCTTGCTGCCATGTGAGGTAGGCGGCATCGGCCTTTTCTCCCTGCAGATTAACAACTCTGTTTCGGGTAGTACCAGAAAAGCTGGTTACTTCACCAAACAGTTTCAAGATCGGGAAGAAATGATAATCGATGCAATCACCAAAAGCAGATAGAAGCTTTTCGATGCGAATACGGATCGGTCTTATCACATCACAGTAAGCATTCTTACGATAGGTGTATATAACCGGCAATTTCGGGAAGCCATGACTTACGACTGATGTTTCACTATCATTACCAACTGTCCATGTATAGATGTGTTCATTGGTCAATGTCATGAAAATAGTCTTTTCAGTACCGTTAAGCTCTTGCTTCTTATACTCTCTAGAGAAAGCAACCATATCACCGGTATCATCAAAGAATGGATAAAGGGTGTCACCTCTGAATGGAGACCAAATAGCCGATTTAAGGCGATACTCCGGTACAGCTGCACCGAATATAGCACCGATCTTTCTTTTGAGGATAGACCAGAAGCCATCATCTTTAACAGCATACCAATATTCTGCAACCTCTTGCTCCGATAGCCACGAGCGAACAACCTTTTTGTTCTGGTATTTGATCTTGTTCTTCTTGAGAACCTGCTTCAAGGCTGATAAAAGAGATTTCTCGCTATCATCGTCCGTATCACAGTCAATAGATGGTTCTGTACCGACCGTAAAGGCTGTTTGAATATTGACGATATCCTGTTCGAGGGGTAAAGCAATACGATTCGGATCTTTATATTCAACCTTATCATCGGTCTTAGTCATTCGCCCGGAAGTCTGGCTTTTTACTTCTTTGCCTTTCTGTATTACAACTTTTATCTTCGGATATTTCTCATGATCTGTAATGATCTCATGCTTGTTCGGATTCCAATCGTTATAGAGCCGAACAACATCGGGCACAGGTGTACGTCTGCCTTTTTTGAGGTATTCGATACGTTGATTATTATCTGCTAAAGCTAAAACTTCTTCGAGAGTCATAGGGTTTTCTCTTAAAATATAAGAGAGGTAGGTTATTATTATATATATTAGCCTCATAAATTAGCCGATAGAACAATGGATATATATTTTACAGCTTCATGGTTATTATACTCTATTTATCATTCTGAAAACGATGAAGAAGGTGCAGACTTATATACGATCATAGCTAATGCAGATTATTCAAATCACGCCATAATGAGTTATGATGAATTTATATCAGGTTTAACATTATTAAGAAGGATCGATCTAGTTTGTGAAAGAGATAAATACTTGTTTACAACTCCGCTATATAAAGACTGGTGGACTTTGAAATTTGAAAATAAAAAAAGAATATATGTTCAAAGCGAGATGTCTGCTATCGAAAAACACATAAAGAAAAAAGCAGGGAATGAGGAGAGCTTTGAAGATTTAGTCATAAACACCAATACAAGTGCCTCTGATTTTGATCGTGCAGTAAGAACTTATATAGATGCTTTTAATAATAACAAAAGGTAGCCATTACAGCTACCTTCTCTTATTCATATCGGGGCACTATCTACTTGTACTTCGCAGAAATAAAAGTTTCCAGTTTGCAACCTGAACGCTCTTATTTTCATGCCCCTTTCTCAAATTGGTTTTGTGAGAATGACAGGACTTGAACCTGTACGCCCGACACCAGATATTTCTTCGGGCATTATCGTTTACTATTATAGTAAAGATCGCAGCCTCTGGACAATATGTAGGGCTTAGTATCATCAGCGTATACCAATTCCGCCACATCCTCATTTGATATAATATATAAACCAAAATAAAAAAAAAGGCAGGATTTTACTCCTACCTCCAAAAATATTATTTTTTGACTTCTTGTTTCACTAAAGCATATATCCAATATACAAATTGTATAATAATACATAAATTAGCTACTCCTGTTAATAATTCAATCATTGGTAATGATTAGATGTTTCTTTGAAAATACACTTCGTGTGCATTCTCTCAAAATTTCTAATTAAAATTTAAATTAAATTATTTTTACACCCTCTCATAGGAGAGCAACATTCAAATGTACTATGAATATTTTTTTCCTATGCTTCTTGCATCTTTTATTTACCTCTACCAACTAAATATTCCCGACACATCTTCGTTACCGTCTCTTTTTCCGAGGACCTCTTCCAATACCCAATAGCGAGAAGCATCGATACCGTGATTCCAAGCATCGATAGGCTCATTGATAAAGTTCTCGTCTTTGTCCTTATCCCATGTGTAGTTACGGAACTCTTCGAGTAGGTTATACGATCGTTTGGTGATCTTGATATTTAATTCGAGCATCTTATCAATACCGGCTTTGATTGATCCGTCGTTATCTCTCTTACCTTTATTGACAGGCTTTATTCTTATACCGGCATTGCGGATCTCATCTACAAGACGAGGGTCAGCACTTTCGCTTATAACCCGACCTTTATCAGTATGTCTTTTCAACTCCTTGATAATTTCGCCTGTTGACATATGAGTTTTGTAGCAAAGTTCATCCAGATATAAATCTTCGTCATATAGGGCACAATCGATAATTGCAGTTGGGTCATGCGTAAACCCAAAGTCCATGCCAAGACCTCTTTTCGTAACCCATTCGGGAATCTCCGGAACAATCTCATAAGAAGTAAAGATAACACCTTCTGCGATCTCTGAGTACCGACCAATAACAACATGAGCATACTTTGAGTTGTTGAACTTATGCTTATCAAATGAGCCGTCGGTTTTAGTGGCTTGCTGAATTGATTTACGTTTGATCTCTTCGACCTCTCTCATGAACACATTATTCAGGTTCGGGAGATTATCAAGATAGGTTGTATGGATATGTAACACGTTGGGATGCGTGCTTATCTGAACGTCTACACCGTCGATATTAATAACCTTGTGCGTATCTTTTATATATCGTTGATAAATGAAGTGATTTACATCAGGTGGGTTCATCACAATGATAGCACGTAGCTGAATGCCTTGTTTACGGATAGATAGTATCAGCTTATCGAAGTCTTTCTCGTCGGTCCACTCCTCGGCTTCATCGCACACGAATGTAGTTATACCCTGTATAGACTTAAGCTTTGCTGTTTGCTTTCCTGAGCTTGTTTTAATACCACGAAAAAGAATCTCACTCCCGGAATATTTATTGACAATCTCGTTCTTGGTTACTCGGAAATGTTCTTCTGTATTATCGAGTTCTATCTTTTCGTTAAACTCTGGGATAACGGATATTTCAGCTGAAGACATGGTATAACGGCAAAACAACATCTTATGGCCTTCCTCAAAGGAAAGCCTTTCTAAGAATGTTGATACGTTGAATGACTTAGCACTACCACGACCGCCGGTTACAAGTATTATAAACTTATCCTCATTCTCATACAATGGTTTATAAGCTGGTTGTACCTGTATCATTCTTCTTTCTCCTGATTGCCGAATTTCTTTAACCATTCCTGAATAGGAACAGATCCTTGTACTTTGACTGTCGTTGCTTCATCCCATCCGAGCATACGACTAAGCCGATCAATGGCTGCTATCTTATCCAAGAATCTAACTTCGATACCACCTTTTACTTTTTTAATGGAAGATATACATCCGACAACTTCATCGGGTAGATCTGCGAGGTTCTTTACTTTGACTGACATCCCTTTGGCTGTTAATACATCCGTTACACGAAAGCGGACGATATTTGTTAGTTCTTGTACTGCTTCGTCCTTAGTGATGTCTGATCGTTTTTGTAAGGCTGCTTGAAGTTGTTTTACCCTTACCGTAATCTTACCGTCTTTGAGAAGTTCCGAGGCTCTCACGTTCACCGTCTCGTCCTTCATGTTACTACAAGAGTAAGCACGCCGATATGCTTCAGAAGCATTGCCGGTCTCAATGTAATAATTGCAGAAGTTTTCTTGTTTGACGGTGAGTTTAGCCATAGAGTATATGCTTTACCCTAAAATATAATTATAACTTTGTTTTATAATAATTAATTAACACAATGGATAAAATTGCAAACTATATTATTTTTCATCCGGAAAGACATGATAAAAAGGTTGTAGCCACAATTATTAATGATAAAAATGAGGTTATTTCTAATTGGAAAGGTATTGTCTGGGTAGATTCAGTCGGGGCTTCTAACGAGGACCCATTTGTATTTAATAATCCTTGGTTGTATTCGTATTGTCATGCGACCCAGTTGAGAAGAAATATAAGAAAGGACGTTTATGTCCAACCTGGATCGAAAATAGTTTTTATAAAAGGATCAGATGCAGATAATGGTATTTTAACAGTGGATACAGTTTTTATTGTTGATAGTGTTTTATTATGGGGAAAACATTTTAATCAACCACAAGAGGTTCCAACAAAATATCTTTCAATAAAAAATAATAGAAAATCTGAAGCTTGGGAGCGACATTTTAAATATCCGTTTAAAAAAGATAGACGGGAACATATTAATGCAACACATACATATGAAGCAAAGTTGTGGAGTGAGGATATCTTTGAAAATTATTATTCGTTTCTGCCTTTAGATGATACAGGCGAAAGAGTATCAATACCTTTTCAAGAACTCCCTCCATCTATATCAATAAAACTGGAGGAAAAGAGAAAGGGGAAATATCCTGTTTTGTTGTCATCTGAAATAGATGAACTTATAGATTTAATTTCAGCTAAAACTAGCGTTAAGGTTGTGAAAGATATTATTTTAGAAGAACCAATTGAATGCAAAGAAAAAAGAGGGACTTGTGGTGGATGTTAATCCTCTTTCCAATATCATAAGATAAAATATAAGCCTAGAGTATCTTTTTAGATGTCTGGGCTTTACATATATTATTTAGAGAGTTTTTCAAGGATTATTCCAGGCATTGTAGGAGAAGAATCTTCTTTTAATAGTCCTGTATCTGCTCTACTGAATAGTGCTTGTAAAACAATACTTCTTTCAGTTTTGTCTATTTTATTATCATTATATAATGCTAAATACACATAAGTCAACTGCTCCCTTTCTTCGGCATCTCTCGCTAAATGGTAAGAACTAAACATGATTTTATTAAATGATCGAATTCCATAAGCTAAAAAAGAAATAATAGTTATAGAAACCAACAACCATTTCATAGAATCAGTATTACCCTTTACAATATTTGCAATTAAGCCACTTGGGGCAATGCATATATATGTTATTAAAAATAAAACAGTAATAACGATCAATCCAATTAACCACACTCTTGCCTTATCTCCTCTTTTTCTTAAATCTTCGGCTCTTGTACTCCAATATTTCACAGGCTCGCTTAATCTCAATTTCTCTTGATATGTATTTTCTAGTTCTTTAACTTTGGTTTCAGATTGAGAATACAATTTAGTAAACTTACTATTACTATTCTCATACCATTCATTATAATGTTTTTCAGCGGCGTAATACCAATTATCAAAAGTGTCTGATTTCTCTTTTTTTATACTATCAATTGCCTGAGCTAATTCATCTATTTTATTTTTTGAATCACTATAGAATTCATTAAGATTTTCTTTCGAACCATCTATACTTTTAGATAGGTCTGTTCTTAATTTATCTAGAGATAACTTTTCTTGTTTTCTTCGTGATGTAATATCAGAGTCTTTATTCATAAATTCATATGCTAAGACAGAAGCAATAATTTGCTCTCTTTCTCTTCTGCTATTTGGATCCTCAATAATAGAATAATAGGTGTTAACAACTACATCGTTGGAAAATTTGTTAGAAACATCAATTAAGAAATTAATCGCAGGATTGTCATATGTGAAATATGGAAGCCCTATATTTACTGAAAAAGAATAATTATTTAGTTCAAGAATATTACTTCCATGATTCCTTCTATAATATGACCAATCATTTTTTACTGATTTTCGATCTTTATTTTCTAAAGTTTCAAAAACAAGTTCTATGATACTAAGAAGGTTATTATAAAAAGTCTTATGAGATTCAATTATATGGGGCAATTCCCCTATCTTAATCCACCCCTCTTTTTGGTTATAAGCAAATTCATGAATTGTAGCTAAACCTTTCAGATTTTTATCTTGACCATTAATGGAAAGGTCTAATTCAATATCATCAAATTTCTGAGGGTCGTCTAACTCCGAAATGCTTTTTGATAACTCTTTTGGTGTCATAGTATTAGTATATAGTTTTTTCAAAGTTAACTATTTTTACTCAAAATAACTCCCTATTATTCAACTTGTTTTTGATTAACTCCAGTACTCCGTTGTAAATATCATACAGGTCTTTCTTGTCTTCTGATCCTTCCCACTCCGAGAAACTGTTACCCTCGAAAAACTTCCAAGAAAATACTCGCTTTGCTTTTTTTGATAATTGCAAGCTTTCAAAGACGCCTCTCACTTGTTGCATTTTTTGCAATATCTCACCCGTAAAATCAATTTCTATATCTTCATCTTCAATCAGGTCCAATCGCTGAAAGTCAATATTCGCATCAACAGGGATTGGTTTGTATTTATGCCGATAAGGTGAAGTAGGGGATTGTATATTTAGTTTTATCATTTGCAGAATAAAGAAATCAAGTTCCCGGTACTGTCCTTTCTTGCTGTTGTACAGTTTTAGAATATGAGATTCATTACTCTCACATTTCTCGATCAGCATGGCGAGTACTTCGTTCAATACGTCGATGGCTTCATCCTCCATGTTGGCATGGGAGCAGTGATAATGGGCATAATCGAGCCATCGATCATACCTTTCGGAAATATATTTATTTATAATTTGATTTGCCATCTTGCCTTACTTCAATTTTAAAAGGGTGTGTCTTCTGATTCATTTAAGAAATCCTGATTCGGAGGAATAACGGGAGGAATGTATTCATCAGCTGAAGCTTGACTGACATCATTATCCCATATCTTCTTATATCGGTTATCATGATGAAAGATGATCGGTTGATTACGAGCTCCTTCCCGGTATTTAGATAGCTTCAGTTTTCCCCGACCTTTCCATGGAACGCCTTTGCTATCCGTTACATAGGGATTATAATAGTCCGGTTTATGAATGAAAAGGACAATGTCCGCATCTTGCTCTATGTCTCCGGATTCTCTTAAATTTTCCAACTCCGGTTCTTTGACTGTTCCCCTTTCAGGTCTATTCAGCTGAGAAAGTAAGATGATTGGAATATTTAACTCCTTGGCGAGATTTTTTATCTCTCCGGTGATATATCCGATTTCTATTTGTCGGGATTGAAATTTCATGTTAGTACGGATCAATCCTAAGTAATCGATAATCATCAAATGAAGCTTTCCTTTTCGGTACAAACGACGAGCTTCTGATTTGATGTTGTTGATATAGCGGATATTGTGATGATCGGCTATATTTAACTTCATATTCCAGAGTTGTCCGGCTTTCTCATCTAACGCAGTCCATTCCTCTGTGCTCATTTGTCCGCTTTTCAGGTGACGGCTGTTGATGCGGTCGTCCTCAAGCAGATAACGATTCACAAGCTGTGTTTTTCCCATCTCGATAGATATATACAGAACCTCTTTTCCAGCTAAGGCTGCCGCTTTTGCAAAAGAAAGAGAATGCTGTGTTTTTCCCATACTTGGACGAGCTCCCAATATGATCAGATCCGGAGCTGACCATCCACCGGCAAGAATATCATCAAGGGTATGAAGTCCTGTTGGTATGGCTGTCTGTATGCCTTTTTCTCTAAGTTCTTGTGTCTTAGCTGCCGTTTCCATCGCTTCGGTTAGAGCTTCACCCATAGAGACTGATTGACAATCGCTCGAGTGAGAAGATAGTTCGGTCAATGACATTTCAAGCTCTTCGAGTGTTTCGTCAACATCCTGTGTTTCGTCGTAGGCTTTCTCTGCGACTTCTGTCGCTATGCGGATCAATCTTCGTGCTCTTGCTTTTTGGCTGATTATCTGTGCATGATAAACGATATGTGCAGCAGACGCTACTCTGGTGCTAAGCTGAGCTATGTACACAGGCCCCCCGATTGTCTCAAGTTCTCCCATCTTGAGTAGTTCCTCCTGAATAGTCAGCATATCGGCTGGCTTGTGATTTGCCAGTAATCTTATAATTGCTTTGTAAACGATCTTGTTAGCATCTACATAAAAATCATCCGGAAGAAGTATATTCTCTATATCGAGATAAGCTTTTGATTCGGTTAGTAATGCACCGAGTACCGCTTCTTCAAGTTCTACAGCCTGCGGTTGTATTTTACCAAGCTCAATCGACGACGGCTGGTCCTGCCGGTTGTTGTATTTCTTTTGCTGTTTTGCCATAAATAGGTTCTTTATTTGCCCATGTAGCTAATCGTTTAGGTAGCTCCCATGTCGATTGTTTATCAACTCTCATTTTGGTCTGCTGTTTGTTCATCTCAGACCAATAGTCGTAAAAAGCACGAATCATTTCTTTACCGTATCGGGGAACGTATGGAACAAGAGAATCTGCAAATTCTTTTTTACGCTTGAGTGTAGCAGCTTTAGCTGCGTCAAGTTTCTTAACCTGATCTCTCGCTTTGGCTTCCTGTTCAAGGCGCTTCAATTCTTCCGCTTTCTTTTTACTCTCGTTAGAGAGTTTTTCTTTATCTTCTTCTATACTATCCTCTACTCTGCTATTTTTTTCGATGGCATTTGCTATGGGTTTGCTATCGTCTTTTATAGCATTTGCCATTTTTTGCTTTTCTTTCCATCTTTTTTCAGCTCCAATTTTCCCGGCTATACTTCTTTTATCTCTGACTTCCTCTAAAGGAATCATTCGAGAGTTGAGACTTTCGGAGTAGAACAGCTTACCACATTCGGTAAATTGAAATAGCCCAAAATCTTCAACTATTGATTTGATCTTTTCTGCACCTACACGCAATTCAAAGGCTATTGTGTTATAATCTTTGAGGAGAATGTAATCGGTGCTTTCAAGCAATTTCTCAATGAGAGCGAAGTATATGCCATAACCTTCCATTCCATACTTCATTCGTACGGCGAGAATCTTCTCATCATTACGAGCGTTAGCATCATGTGGAAAGTAATATGTTTTCTTGGCCATAGCTTAATTAATAATTAGGGGATTTACTCGCATTGCATTTATTACAAAGTGTACGTAAATTACCTGATGAGTTTAGTTCATAAATAGACATTCGACTACCAGAGGCAAGGAATACAGAAATTATATGATCAATTTGTAGGTTATCAGTACTGCCACATAATTGACATTTATTATTATCTCTATTAAGCACATATAGTCTTACATCTTTACGTTTAATAAAACTGGAAGAAATATTCCGGTATGCTTTATATCTTACTCTTTCATCATATGAGCCTAATCTCGACAATGAAATTCTATGAGGTTTACATACAGGGAAATAATCAAGTCCTCTTTTCAATGGTCTTGCCATAGCTTACTCCATTTCTTTAAGTCGTTTCTGCAAATACTCGATCAGATCTTTTACTTCTTGTTTATCTAAATCAACATCTATATGGTTTTCACCTTCATTCGCCCATATAGTAATTTCTTTCGCTGAATTGTTCGAATATGGGTATACTTCAAGGTCTGTTCCTTTCTGTGAATCCTCTATTTTCAATATTGTTGCCATATCTATAATCTTATTTAAAATCTAACTCTGTTTGTTTTCTCTTATCCAGTTCAGTCTGGTAGTCTCTCATAGCTTCACGAACACGGTACTCGGTTTTCATTAAGCCATAATCGCCTAAGGCAAGGCGGTAGTTACACCGCCATATGGACTGCTTGAGGTATTCGGTGGACATCTTTTTTAGTTCCATTCTTTTTCGGTTTAAGACGTTCTTTGATTAAATGCATATTCTTATTCACAAGAGAGATTATACGATCGTGGTAAGCCGTATTTTTATTGAACTTGCCCCGACTTTGTACTACAGTTAAAGTCTTTAGGTTTACTTCTACTGTCTCGGTCTTTTTACCATTTACAGTAGCTGACATAATAAGAGAATCAGGCTTTAAATGATAACTGTTTGAAAAGACACAATGATGCATAACATCTGCTTCCTGAAGATGAGCCTTAACGCTTGTCAAAACTCGAACTTTAATATTACCATCTTCGAAGTGTATGCCAAAATATTGTCTCTTTAGTTCTCTAAATTGCTTTTCAGATTCAGCAGCTCTCTGTTTTTTTTCATTAAGCTCCGCTCTTTCATCAACGCCTCTTTGCTTTCGGACTAATCGGTCATGCTCTTTACTTAAATCTTTCGGACATACGTATTTTGCATTACGTAAATCTTTACCAAAATCAGACAATAGATCTAAATAATCCAACCATATAGATGCATCCTTAACTTTATACTTATTTCGTATACATATCTTTATTGATGCCCAGTGTTGATTTATTGATTGCGAACGTTCCGGATAATATTTGAGTAAGCTGTATTGTTTTGCCTTTAGTAAGGTTTCAGCTTTACTATCTGTAAGCAATAGGTAGAACATCCTGAAAGGGGCAAGACCGTGAAATCCTCCTTTGAAACCATTTCTCTTTATTTCAGAAATAAGCTTCATTTTGGGGTATATTTTCGGAGGAATAAGAGAATAACAAGTTGCATTACTTTTAGGTCTTATTTCCATAGCGCTTGTCCAACTCCACGAATCATTGTACGATCCAAAGAACTGAGCCCTCAGTTTAGCCATTGTTTCATATTCTCCATTCGGTAATATCCAACGTTGTACTATTTCACTTGAAGCATAATAAGGCTCTTTACCTACTTCATAATACGCCATAACATCGATAAATCTGATAACTTGGAATTCCTCACAAGTGGTTATTATCCCATAATATGAACCCTGTTTGTCTGTTTTCTTTCTGGTATGGGTTATCTTTAATTTCGTATTGCATTTCGGGCAAATACAGCCATCTATCGATGTCAATAATGGTGGTTGTTTATCCTCAAATTTGTGACCGCAATCAAGACAAGATACAATACCTTTACTTTGATACCCTTTATGTTCGAAGCAATTGTCATAAGCATATTGTATTTGAGTTTCAGTTATAGCAGGCAGCTTACTGCTCAATTCAGCTACTCTCTTTTGAAGTTTTGTTTTCGGGATCATAGCTGCACCTCCTTTCTATCGATTAGTTCATAATCATACACCCATACCCAAGGGTTATTATTCCAAGTGTCTTTGCCATCAATGGAATTGATAAGAGCTTTGTATGCTTCACGAGGAGTATCAAAACTATGTGTACCGTTGCAATAGGTAAACCACTGTTTATCATTATGAATATTCAATTCTTCTTCTATCCCCTCTTTGATGCAATCTTCATTAGATATATCCTGCAATCTTTCACCTCTTACTGCTGTGATTTCGACAAAAAGGCGAGCGTATTTCGCCCCCATGAACAACTTATTCTTCCATTTTACCTTATCTCCATAAATAGAATCAAGAATACTTGTATCATTTCCATATTGATATAAAGTTGTACCACTGTTATAAGTAAGAGTTTCATGGATTGGATATGCTGTAAAAAACATATCTGAATCATCTATATATGGTTCTTTCAAATAAAGAACATCACCGACTTTGTAGCGAGGTTTAAGAAATACAAATGCATCATTTTCGTCTCTAGTTTCGAATAAGAGTTTATTATCAATAATTGTAGAGCATACGATTTCTAAAGGTTGCGGATTGATAATCCTTCTTGTCTGAACCTTGAGCCCTTTGACCGTTTTATCATGCAACGGCTCTATAAAGCATATTCCTTTCATAGGTCAAACAAGCTATATTGTCCAACATCTTCTTTCTTCTTTGGCTTGATCTTAGCTTTGGGAGCTTCTTTCTTGACCTCTGTTTTGGGAGCCGAAGTTTTTACTTCCGATCGCATATTTGAAGTCTTTTCAACTTTGATATCGTCCTCGTCATAGTAGTGAACCGCCCAGCCAAAGACTGCATCATCCGATATAGCAGCACAACCGTTACTCGCTTGTTTCTTTGCCTGACTGGTTATGTAACTGCAGCAGTCTTTGATATTCTTGTTTTCTTTTGCATACGTTACGGCAAAGAGAGAATCTTCTTCTGCTCGTTTGTCTAAGTATGCTTTGATTGTATCTTGAAATGAATTATTTGCACTCATAAGTCTAATTTTAATTGTTGATGTTCTTCTCTTCCTATCCCCATACAAGCCATACCGATCATGCCTGTTGATGGAGTTAAGATCGGGTTATAAGTACAGGGTAAACCTTGGCTATTGCACCAAGATTCTTTTTCATTCAGATGAATGCACCCAGTACACACATAGGTTTCAGACCAGCGTTTTCTCATTGAGTTATTCAATGACATTATCTTATTCCAGCGAACTTTACGCTCTTCTTCTGTATAATCTTCGGGCTTTTTACCTAAGATTTGCACAAAAGAGTTATACAAACATATTTCGCCAAATGGAATAGGGTATCTCTCCCTTAGTATTTGAATATCTTCTTCTGTCATGACTTCTTATTTTGTTCGTCCATAATCTTCCATAACTTCTTGTAGAATTTCTCATCAGGAACTTTCCCCTCGATTGATTCACCAAGGGCTACAAAGAATGCACTACAAGGCTTCATGTTATTAAAGTCGATAGCAAACATTGCGATCGCTTTTGCTTGAGTAGTATCAAGTTCATCCAGTCCGGATAAATCTCGTTGATTCGATTCCAATATTTCGAGGGCTTTTTCAAGTCCTTGTTTGGCTCCGGCATTCTCTTGTTTTCCGATATTCTCGTGTTTGAGTATGAGCTTTATCTTTCTGATTAAATCTGGCTTATTCATGGTATTACTTAGTGAGTGTTTCATTAATAGCTTGCTTCAATGCTCTTCGATTAAGAGGGCTGTCAATAGGCGATTCTATTGTCATGCCTGTTCTGACAGCTATGTAGCCGTTGAATGCTTTATCGCCTTCTTTTATTTCTACAATAGAAATCTGAAAGCCTTTGTATGATCCTAGCTTTTTCATAAATCAATTATTTAGCATCATGGGCATTAACAGATACACCAACTTATCCTCCGACTTATCGTCAACAGGAGTAATGAGAGTGGCCCGACTTGGATCGGAGAACGACATTTGAAGATTAGATGTAGGAATAGCAGAAATCAGCTCTGTAAGAAAATGACCTTTAAAGCCGATAGCCATAGAATCGTTATTGTACTCACAAGGAACCGTTTCATCGGCAGCAACAGAATAGTCAATATCCTGAGCTGATACTAAGATCTCATTATTGGTAAGTTCAAGTTTAACTAAGCTGCTTGCCGGATTAGCAAAAACAGAAACACGTTTTAAGGCTCCGTTCAAATCCGATTTACCAATGGAAAGAAATTTATCATTATTCGAGGGAATAACAGATCGATAGTTTGGATATCTGCCCTCAATTAAAGTTGCTTCGATACTGCTATCCGATTTATATTCAATTCTGACAAAACGGTCTTTGATGAAGATTTCGACTAACTCACCGGTAAGTGTTAAGTTATTCTTTAAGATATTAGCAATCTTTTGAGGTAAAACAAAACTGATTGTTTCGCTTATTGAAGAGTCTGTATGCTCCAGTAGTGCTAACTTGTGGCCATCTGAAGCGACAAAATTTATTTGACCTGTCGTGATATCAAAATAGACACCATTCATAATAGGTCTTAATTCATCATTGGCAGAACAGAACGAAGTTTTATCAAGTCCATTCAATAATAGCTTAGATGAGATTACAAATTTTGTTGCACCTTCTATATCCTTTTCTTTCGGATATTCGGCAGGAGACAAGCCGGTCATTTCAAATTTACCACCTTTGTATTTGATCGTGATTTCTAATTTATCACCGAACGTGATTGTAATGGGTTGCTCAGGTAGAGCTTTTAAAGCTTCGATTATTTTTTTCGGTTCTATACATATTGATATGTCATTGTCTATAAGTACACCCTCGATAGATGTATTCATACGACCGGCATAATCCGCAGCCGAAATGTTTATTGCTCCGTTTTGTATATCCAAAAGAATATTATCCATGATTGGAAGCGTATTCTTTGGGGAAATAATTTTGCTAACCGACAATAATCGGTTTAGTAATTCTGTTTTTGAGATTGTAATTGTAGTCATAGTGCCTTTTGTTTTGAAGGCTACCAGACAAAGTATAAATGGGGTTTTTAGAAAAAAGTATGAGGTAGGTATATAAACATAAAAAAGCCAAATCTCATACTTTCGTATAAAATTCGACTCAAACATTCGATGCAAATATATTCAATAATATTTTACATACCCAAATTATTCAGAACTATTTTTTATAAATTAATTTAGACTTGATAAAACAGGACTGTTTTGTAAGTGATTTTGTAAGTGAAAAGAAAAGCCCTGCTGTAATTCGCTGTCTTTCAGCAAGGCTTGATTTGTGATGTGATCCCGAAGGGACGCCCATACTATTTACTATTATATATAAAATCGTTAATCAAATATCTTATTCACGGGGTATCTGATTTTTTATTTTCTATTTTTGTGATAATAAAAAACTCATTCGTTCCCCTTAATGTTCCCCTTATGGAAGTAAAGTTTTTTTTAAAGGATAAAACCAAAGATATAACATCCGTGCGTGCTATCATCCGGCACAAAGGACAAAGATATCAAATTGCTGTTGGTGAATCGGTAGTTACCAAACATTGGAATGAAAATAAATATAGATGTCGCACACCACGGGAATACCCGGAAGCATCACATATCAATGCCCGTCTTGAAGATTGGGATAATCTGATACAGGAAGCTATTAATAGTTTTGGTTTGATTGTGCCTACCCAACAAATTCTTAAAAGTAAGATTGACGAAATAATAAGAAACCGTAATATTGAAGCTGGGGGCGTTATTGATAATGAAGATGAACAATACATTGTAACCTTTGCAAAAAAATATAAAAAAGAATCATTAGTCAGTAATGATACAAAGAAAGGATATCAAACAACAATCAATAAGCTAGAACAATTTGAAAAGGAATTTAAAATCAAGCTTCGATTCATTGATATAAATATGAATTTTTACAATACGTTCAAAAGGTGGTTAATCAATAGTACATACACGAAAGGCGATGAAGAAATTCATTATACTAAAAATTATATAGGGGCGATGTTTAAAAATATTACCCGATTTATGACAGCATCACAAGGTGAATTTCATGATTTTAAGGGGCATGAAGAAAAGGAATTTAAAGTAGATCGGGAAGATACAGATGCCATTTACTTAACAGTTGATGAACTAAATAAAATATATAATCTCGAATTTACAGAAGAACTTTTATTATCAAATGGTTTTGATAAAAGAATACATAATATAAAAACAGCCATAAAATCATTAAATGAAGAAAGGGATCGTTTCCTTTTCGGTTGTTTTACTGCCCTTAGACACTCTGATTATTCCCGGTTGGATACATTACACTTCAAAGATGATATAATTCGAATATGGACGGTGAAAAAAGATAAGAAGGTGTTTATTCCGATGCATCACCAACTTAGGGAACTATTAAAACGAAGAAACAATATGTTGCCGTTGCCTATATCGGATCAGAAGCATAATAAACAAATTAAGACAATTGGCAAGCTGGCAGGAATAAATGAAGATGTTATTCTTACCAAAACCCGAGGGGGCAAACGTATTGAGGTTGTAAAGCCTAAATATGAATTTATAACATCCCATACAGCCCGGCGGTCAGGTGCAACAAATATGTATCTGGCTGGTGTGGACTTGAAATTTATACAAGATATTCTTGGACACTCCAAAGTTGAACAAACTATATCTTATATCAAAGTATCGGCAGAAGATAATGCCAAACGTTTGATAAATCATCCTTATTTCAGTGGCAAATAATTTAAATATAATAATATGAAAAGATGGCGTTATAAAATATCCATTAGAGATATAAAAGGTAGTTACAAAAATATACTTCCTATTAATTTTGAATGTTCAATAGAGGATATTGAAGGTTTGGAAATAGAAGAAATAGAAGAAACTTTAATTGGCATAGCATCCAATCGGGTTAATAGAGTAATAAAAGAGGCAAATGTAGTTAGTTTAGAATTTGGAAAAGTTAATGAAAAATTTTCATTCACTTATGTTTATGTGTATATAGAATAAAAAAGGATGCCTTGCTATCACAGCAAAGCACCCTCAATAAGTAAACTATATTTGTAGTGAGAAATTCTAATTCCTAATACTGATATATTCAGCATTGATTATTTTAGTATTAGGATTTTTTGATAATATTTCTTGCTTTCGTTCTTTTACGCCCCATTTGAAAAATAGAAATCTTTTAGGAACTATATGTTCTATATAAAGCAAACTATCCCGATTTTCAAATGTGCCGGAAAAATCATTATTTCGGTTGCTGCATCCGGTTAGATCAAACCATTTATTGTGTATTACAATACATTTTAAAGTGTCAACAATAAAGTTATCACGATAAACAATACTATCCCTTACCGATCCTTTTAATTCATATATAGTTTGGGTTTGGGTAGTGGTTATTTGTTCCAGTCGTTTTTTATCCACTTTTAGGCTATTAATCAAACTCAGATCATCGGCTCGATATTTTTTATACTCCGATAGTTTTAATTCAAGTATCCCAACAGAAGCTACATTTAAACTATCTTTCGTCTGATATTCTTGTACATCATTCAGTAAGGTATAGGTGTTCTGTTTATACTTATCCCTATCTTCTTTTGTCGCTTGTAATTTTGTGTCTAAATAAGCCATTATGCTAATACACCCCATAACTGCTAATACTAATGTTATAATTATCTTGTTTTTCATAACTTATTCAAATTTGTAATCATTTAACCTATTCATCCAACCTTTCAAGAATACCTTCTGTGATGGATCACGATGCACGATGCTTTCAAAATGTTGTTTTCTTCTATCCCATAATTTTTGAAACAATTCTTCTTGATTTGGATAATCATTTACAGCCGATAGTGTTTTATTGCCAACAATGCCATCAGCAATAACACCAAGAACTTCTTGTGGATATTTAATCCCATATACTCCAGAAGCCCAAACCCAATCTACTAACAAGTTGGCAATAGATTGATTGTTTATATCATCGGCTTTCCATCTATCCCAATAAAATGGTTTTAACACCTTTTTTTCTACATCTTCATCTGTTAGTAATTTTAGATCGGATACATCTATACATCCATCACCATCTTTATCATAGCCTACTTTCTTCCATGTGCTTAGTGTTACACCCTTGTTTGTTGCACCACCCTTATCATTTGGATGGTTTGCAAAACCTCCTTCCCATTGCAGGATTTTATGTACTAATAATTCAATTTTCGCCATCGTCTAAACCTTTTGATTGATTTACCTTCTTTTCTAATTTATCAATGATAATGTCTGTAATCTCATCCACGTTATCACGGTGCATCACTTCCTTTGCTATTCTGGCAGCTTCTATATATTTGCCTTTGTTTTCGTCCTTTTCGAATATTGAATACACTTCAATACCACAAAGAACTATTGATGCGATAAACGTAACATAAGGCACATTGGGCGACAGATGGATAAAACCACTAATGAAAGTGTGAAATTCACCGACTATAATTATAAAGTCGATAATGGTACAACCAAACAGTAAATTGAAATTACGGGCAATTTTCGATGTCGTTTGTCGTAATCCATAAGAATGGGTATAAATACCCTGCTTTTTTGATTTACGTATGCCACTCCAAAGATCAGCGGCAATGGCAATCACATTTAGAAAATAAAATAACAATACCTTACTTAGCATCGGTAAATAAGGCTGAAACAAAGAATGTAAGTTATCTTTCATCATTTTTTAATTTTGTGCATAATATATTATATGCCGTTATTCTTCACTTTTGGGGGTAAATTATATTACATCCCTTTTTCTATATGTGGTGATGGGTATGTTTTAGGGGCTAAATTGTATATTTGCAGAAACAAGTAAACTAACTAATTATGAAAAAGCTATTAACACTCATTTTATTGACTGCTTTATTTATGGGATGTTCATCGGATGATGATAACGAAACACAAGATTATACCAGCTTTACAGTGATGCAAAATACAATAGAGATTCAACCCAATACAGTTGTTGGATATAAAAAGGATGGTAAATACTACAAAGTCGCTGATCTGGGAGATTTGAAAAAGGGTGTACCTTCATCAGAAGTAAAATTAACAGATAATAGTATCACTGAAATTTATGTTTTTACAGATTATAATGGTGGGGTTCGTCTTAATATAATATTTTCTTTAAGGAATAATTTAAAAAATGTATTTCTAATTCCTGAATCTACAGGGGGCATAGGTTTTTCAGATAAAACAGATCCAACTCAATACCCTCAATAAAAATAAAAAAGCATCCAAAATATGGATGCTTTTTTATTTATGTTGTTGGAAGTTTATACAAATCAAGCTTTCCATTATTTAACCATAATTGATCTTCTTCTAGACCATAGGTATTGGTAGGTAAATTACTAAGGATTACTTTTAATGTCCCATTACTCGGAATTGGTAATGATACTTCAAACTTCGAATTATTATTTTTCCTTGATAGCTTAAATTCTTGTTGACTTAATGATGATTTATATACAGGTGTTTCTAATACTATACCTAGAGTATCAAACATTGCTGTAACAAAACCGTCAATAGTTGGTCTTTCAAATTTAATTCTAGAATAAACATCTTCCGAATTTTCGAATCCCCAATAGGTATTTTCTACCCCATTTTGATCTTTAAGTATAACAGCCCTTCTTTCTGGATCAATAACTATTCTATCTCCATTATGGTTACTTTCAAATCGACCTCTCAATAATGCTTCATTGGCTATAATCTTCCCACCATGGGTAATAACCAGCTGTGCTACATTGGTTATATCATCCGGGTTTGCAATCAGGTTTATGGCATCTTCCAACGTACCACCAGCCCAAAAAGCTGGATCGGTATCTTCTTCAAATATGCCGCTTATCCCTGCATGTTCTTTCCATTCGTTGCCGGATGTTGCGCCTAACCTCAACAAGGTAGTAAGGATAATACCGCCCTTTACGATAGTATCATTCGACATGGCAGTACGAAGATAATTAAGCAGCTTTATGTTTTGGCTATTTTCCTTGTATTGTACATCTGCCATATTCTTGGTACTTTCTAGGCTCTTAGTCATATTTGCCAAACGGCTGTAACGGGATGTGTCGCCGATCAGGTAGGTACATATCCATTTATTCCATAGTTTACGGGTGAATCCATATATCCGGCTGTTTTTGCTTCCATCCATCAATTTAGGGCTTACCAGTTGCACCCGTTGCCCTATCTGCAGGTCTATGCCATTTTGATAACAATAACCCGGAACATTCGGACATGTGTAAGTGGCATTATCTTCTGTAATACCTTTCAGATATTCCGTTGCTTTTTCCTGTAATTCTTTTTCTGCTTCCGGTATGTACTGATCCGATACAAGGGATATATCAAAACCATAAAGAATATATTCATCCCCGGCTTTGGGCTTTAATATATCATTAGGTATAGTTAAATCCGAATTACTGGTATCATTGATGATTTCGAATTCTTGTGTGCTGTCATTGTAAGCTAATTCGAAATCACGTCCTTGCAGAAAACCGCTTTCGAACGTTAACATCAATGTTTCCCCTTCGAGAATATAATCTTTCTTGAATTCAAGTCCGGTATCCTTAAAGAAGTAAACTATAAATGGGTTGTCCTCATCTTTGGTACGATCAACACTTCTTATTTCCGTAATAGTACCTACACGCCTAGGGTACACATCATCGAAACGCACCACACGTTCTAATATTTCACCTTGCATCATGTTGGGTATGGCATCTATATAATCACCATTCGATGCCGGAAGCCTCAATCGTTTTTGTACAATGGCATCCACGGCTTCACCTGATCCGGGGCTTCTATAATTTTTAGGGATATTACGTGTCGATCCGAATGCATACAACCTTGTGCAATAATCTTCATTATTCTCATTCGACATTTCTATTTCAGCAACCGATATTTCACGTTGTAAAACAACCGGATCACCGTATTCACATTTCGATGTCAGATGCAGGGTTTTACCGATCAGATACCATTCACACTCAAATGTTTCTGCTATAGTGGTTAATGCATCAAAAACGGAATCACCGTTAAAGGATATATTTTCGATCTTGGTTTGTGCAACATCACCCAGAACAAACGAATCATCATTAAAATGCCGCCGTATATTATCAAGGGCTATTTGCATAAAATCACTAGCCATGGATGTTAGTGTCCATTGGGCTTCTTTCATTCCCTGCATGGTGTAGAACATGATAATGTCTTGAAACTGCATATCCGTACCTTCGAATTTTAATTCATAGGCATATTCTTGCAGGCTTTTTTCTTCCGGCTGGTAATTCTGTCTTAAAATGAATTTTTCATTGTCATATTCTATATAATCGCCCCGAACAAATGAATATGGAACATTCAGATTGAAGGTGATAATAATGCTATTATCCTTCATCAGTTCTTTGGTATGTTCGTGATCTGCGGCAAAACCTAATGCCAGCTTATCAAAGCCAGCATAGTTTTTTATAAGTATATCGTTTCCTATTGTTATCATGATCTTTATTTTAAATAAATATATTCCATTCTATTGGCTTGAACTCTTTGCGGGCAAAGATGATCCCGAAAAGGTTTATAGCGACATAGCCTTTGATCGGTAGGTATTTATTGTAGATTACTTTCATTATCCTATTACTTTTACATATTTACCGAATATACCACATAGCATATATTGAATATTTGGATAGTAATATCCGTCTGATTCTTGTCCGTTTCCAAAATCAACCGTATTTGATCTTCGTTGGGGATGCCATCCGTACATAACTCCGTCTATGATCTCCGTCTTTCCTACAATATTTATATCTACAAACTGAGAATATAATATAGACTGATGATACAGCCCTGATACAGGTGTAGTATTTGAATCGGTATTCAGATTGGCTGTAACGAAAGTATCGTTGTTGAATCCAATGTTATCATCAAATGCGCAGTAGGTTATTCCGTATCGGTCAGCCATCTTTCTTGAACTGTTATTGTATAGCGATCTGGATTTATGCCAGTGGGAACATAAGACAATGTTACACTCTTTACCCCCTGTTACATCTGCCTGTCCGTTAATGTTGAGCTCTATAGTATATTCAGCACACCATTGCCTGTACTGCTTGATAATGTAATCAAAGACTTCTCCCCGATTTGCAAACCCGTTTGTTTTATAGTGATCTATGGTATTCGATTTATATTTAGATTCACTGATAAACACATCATAGTTATGAGAATGGAATAACGCAAAAACCTTTACATCCTTGAATATGTCTACGCCATTTACCATAAATAGACTACCGTGTGGCTTTGTCTCATCGGCATCTAACATCCGTTGTGCAACGTTGGTATCAATACCCGATCCACCTAACGACTGATTTACGGCTTCCAGATTATTTTTCAAACAGAACAGTTCAAACCATCCGTTTTCACTTGATGCAAAAGACGCTCCGGTGAGCATTATCTTATTGCCTGATTTGACGCTGACAGCTTTACCCAGATTATATACCGGGGTGTAAAGGGTACTCATTACATATATACCCGTAAAGCCATATCTGTTGGTGAAATATTTAGAATATACATCCCAGTCAAAATCAAAAGAAAGATGAAGAACGTTGTTATCCAACTCGTAATGCCGCTGCCCTGTAGGCAGGACTGTTTCTTCCGGCACAGAAAACTCATTGATTACACCTGAACTTATCTCCTGTACATAGAATATAGGATATCCGCTTGTCGTACTGTATCCGAACTGCCTTAATTGAAATCTGCCTATGTGATTACTTGTATAAGACTGCAATTTCAAGTTGGAGATACAAAGCATCAGATTTACATTTGCTTCTGTACGGACACTTGCAGATAACATACCTCTCGATATGGACATATCATTGAAATTGCTGTATCTGGCATCTTTAGATTTTGCAAATAATCTGTTTGCCCCTACTGATCCATATCTGTTCGTGAATAAGGAATTATACAAAGTCCAATTGAAGTCAAAAACAAAACGGACTCCATTGAAGAAATAATCATAATGCAGTACTCCGCTATCTGGCTTAGCAATGGCAAATTCCTGATAGAACTGTACGGAATCATTCTCTCTGAGCCAATAAAACAATACCTTATTGGAAGAAGTAGAGAATCCTTGCTGTTGCATTCTGAAAGTGTTACTCCCTGTCAGATCATGTATTTCCAGATTCTGGATGCATTGGCTGATCTTTATTTCGTCCGAAGAAACAATACTGGAAGCAAGATAGCTTTCATGTATGGAAGCTATATCTGTATAGTTAATAGAATTGTTTTGATAAGTAGATGTAGAAATAGTCAATACCATTTCAGACTCACTGTCTATTGTTGCAGAATTCCAGTCAAGAGTACTCCTTATCTTATTGAAATCCAAATCGAGATAAGCATATGAAGATTCATCAAAAACCTTAATACCCTTAAATACCCCATTCGTTAACTCTGAGTTTAATACAGAACATTTAGTATTATTAGTGTCTCCATATCTCCTGATCCGAAAAACAGGATCAGTCACTGATGCAGTTCCTCTGACAATAGAGACATAATACTTCTCAGAGATATTGTTTGTATATATTTTGACTGCATTCACACAAAGCATGCGTTCAAACCAACTGCCTGTAAATTCCTGCCAGCGGGAAAAGAGGTTCCTGTATTCTCCGACTGTTGTATCTAGCCATGAAGTAGAAACACCCCAGCTGCTTGTACTTGCCCCTATAAAAAGATCCGTCACCCATTTACCGCTTGCAAGCTTATAAGTAACTCGTTGTCCGATACCTCTGAGTGTAGACGGCACAGCGTTACGGGCTGATACTGAATCTTCATAATCGTATTTAGCATTGAGCTGTGAAATATTGATTAGTTCAGTTCGGGAGGTTTTAAGAGTTAGGTCAGTCTTAGTCGCTGCATCTGCATTAATTATTGTTTCGCCTGTATTTACCCAATTTTCGGCGACATTTCCAGTCTGCCCTGAATTGTTACCTTTGTATACGAAATAATAAGGCAGGCTGTTAGCAGGATTGATCTGATCCTCAACAATCCATCTATCGCCTTTTACAGGATTAACACGTTCGCCTGTTGATGCATTAGGTGTTGCAAGCTCTGTTAAGTTAGCTACTGTTCCTAGTGTAACCTGACCTAATGATATATTATCGGCGTATTCTTTAGTTGCTAATAAATCAAGGCTTATTTTTACAGTACGCCCAGATTTAACCCCAGACACGTCTATACCTTCTGGTTTTTGTTCTCTTGGCAAATTTGAGATTGAAACCCCTTGTTTCTCAATGTTTGTTGACATATTATTTTATATTAAAATTATTTCCCCATCTTCTGTTATTATCGGATTTTCGGCTTCAGTAGCTAGTATTTCGAATATTACCGGAACACTGTAATATTCATTGAAACGTACCGATAACTTACCATACCACTCGTAATACCCCAGATTTAAAAAGCTGGGTTCTGTCAGATTGTATGCCTCATCTAAAAGAGGTACGTACATGACAACTAATCCGGACTTCAATTCTTTCACTAGATTTTTATATGCAGTCAAATATTCGCTTCTGGATGATGAAATAATGCATAATTCAATTTGTACATCCCGTGATTCATCCTTTGGGTTTGCAATAAATATTTGTTGCCCGGCTTGGCTTCGAAAATCATTTTTTGTATATGGTTTGGATGAAGCCGGAAGCAACAAATTATCCTCCGATTCTCCGACCAAATAAGCCCCCCATGTAAGCCATGCATCCTGATCATTAATAAAAAGTTGTCCGGTTGCATCAATCCCGTTTATTATTTTTGTCATAGTCTGCTTGTATTTTTATCTATTTTAGCCATAGCATCATTCATGCTTTTAAGAAAATCTTTTGTTCCTTCGATCTGGTAAAAGCTATTTAGGTGAATGGTTTTCATTTCGTTTAAAATCTCGGTGTGTTTTTTTAATTCACTATTCGTTTGCAGTGATATATTCTGAATATTGTTAGTATATACCGATATAGTAGATAAGAAGCCTTCTATCCTCAACCCCGACATTTGAAGGGCGTCAAACCGACCATCTAGCCTATCCCCTGTATCCTGATCCATGCTTTGGAATCCTTTGGATGATGCCGTTTGATTTACATCATTCCATAAATCAAATCCGTATTTTGCTGCTTCTTTTTGCCAGTTCTCCATGAAACCTTGGGCATTCTCCATATCCTTACCAATGTTCTTATAGAAATTTCCAAGCAAGGTTGTAACATCACGGGCTATATCTTCTTCACTTTTACCACTCCCATATATATTTTCAATATCGCTTTGTAGTTTTTTTAATTTATCAGCAAAAAACAGTTGATAGGCTAGTTGCTTACCTAATTGCTCAATAACTTTTGATCCGGCTTTACCAAATTCTTCCCATGCGTTAACACTCCTGTCTTTAATCGCATTTTCTAATGATGACATTAAATCATCCCCTAATGATCCAAATGTACTTTGCAGGTAGTTTTTTAATTCTTCTTGTGCGGCTTCGGCGGCATCTTCCAGATCGAGAAGATTTTGAAGATAATTTTTAGTCTCATCGCTCATCTTTTCAGTATTGATGATAGCTTGCAACCTTTCTTTGTTTAGTTTATTTTCACTATCAATCAAATCTGGGTAAGCATCTAGAATAGAAGAATATGTATCTTTACCCTTACCCCATCCAAACAATCCGGTTTTCTTGTGTCCTGTAACTATCTGTTGATCTGCTAATTTTCCATATCCTTTTTCATAGGCTTCTTTTTGTTTTTGGTATTCTTTTAAAGAAGAAGATATATCATAAGGATTTTTAGGTTCAATATATACAGGGGCTTCACCTTGGATTGCTTTTTGGATATCCTGTAATGTTGTTTTATAGTTTTCGATTGCATTAGCGGCACGGGTAATTTGCTTTTCGCCAAATACGGATACAGCTTCCTTCAATAACAGGTTTTGTTCTTTTAGAAGAAGATTATAAGCCCGTTGTGATTGCAATCTTGCTTGGGCGATTTCTTCTAATGCTTTTTGATGCCTTGCCGCTGCTTCTGATGCCTTGCTAAATAATTTCATGCCTTCACTAACCACAGCCATAGCACCACCGACAATACCCCCGGATGCAAATCCTTGGGCAATATTTCCAACGGTTTCCAAAGCCATATCAAGACTTTCATCCAAGCCCCCAAACATAGATTGAAGTTCCGAAACTACATTCGCAACTATTGCCGCCTTTTGGGATATTGCACCCAACAAGCTTGCTGTTTTCTTTTCTGCTTCGGCTGCCGAATCTCCAGCACTTTCAAACCCTCTCTTTATTCTGTCAAATATGGCTTTATCGGCAAGAGATTTTAAACTTTTTGCAGGTTTTTGGGTGTCTAATTTTTTTAGTGATGCTTTTAGAAGGTCCATTTGCTTATATGCTTCTTGATCTCCCATTGATGCTAACACATCCAAAGCATCAATCCTCTTTTGAATATATTCTTTAGTGACTTCAAGCTTTTTTTCTTCTACAAGTTCAGTCATACCGATGGATTCCAGCCCGGCAATACGTTCTTGTTTTAGTTGTTCTTGAAAATCTATTTTATTTAGTTTATCATCAGTCTTAACTGTTTGTGTTTCTCTTTTTTTGTTTGATTCAATCTTTGCAATCAATTCCGCATTACTCCCAGCTTTTATAAGTTGTTCCCGATAATATGTATCCAGATCAGCAAGCTTTTTATCCAGATCAGAAGCAAACATTAGTTGTTGTTCCCTCAGCATCTGTGATAATTCTTTATTGATGGTTTTTAATCCTTTTCGTTGCGCATCCTGTGCCGCTTTAAGTAATTCCCCTACCTGTTTTTCTATGTCTGCTGGGCGCAATCCTTCCGGTAGAATATCCGTGCCGTTTTTATCTTTGAAGTTACTTTTCTTTAAATCTGCAAAATAGGCTTCGAATCCTTTATCAGATCCTTTTACACTTACATATTTATCCTTGGCATAATCGGTTTGTTGCTTAAGAAGATCATTTTGAATTTCTTCAATGGATAGTTTTTCTTTTTCAAGATTAATCAAAGTTTCTTTGATGCGCTTATCAAAGCTATCATCCAGAAGATCAATAGCTTTTTGTTGCATCTCTAAATCAAATTTTCTTTTTTCGATTTGTCTTTTTCGATCTTCTTCATCCAGTTTTCGTAATGCTTCAAGTCGTTTTTCAGCCGCACTAAGGGCGTTTTTATCTGGATCGGTATTGCCACTGCCCCCGTTATTTGTAATTGTATTCGATTTATTTACAGCCTTTTTTAATTGTTCATTAGCATCATCCCATACTCTTAGTTCTTGTGCTATCTCGGATATGGCATTTAAGGCATCTAGGTTTGCGGCTTTGTTTCCTTTGCCTTTTGCCTTATATGCCTTTTCTATAGCTACAAGTGTTTTTTGCTGTCCTATATAACTGTAATCAGTCCCATGTCCATCCCGGGCTATTTGTGTCGCTTCCGTTAGGCTTAGCCCATTATCATGTGCTAATTTCCTCATTCGTTCTTCTGATTCTGGTATTTTTCGAGCATAGAAGTCAGCACGGGCGGCTTCTTTTAATAATTCTATTCTTTTCGCTACGAGCTTGTTTAATTCGCTTTGATTTTTGCCCTCAACGCCTAACATCTTATTAAGTGCGGCTTGTGCTGCATTTATTTCATTTTGCCCTCTTTTTTTGTCATTCATTATTGACAGTTGGGCTTGCAACATCTTTATTTCACTAGTGTTATCAACGGATGCTGCTTCTTTTTTATATTCTGCAAATATGTTCTTTACCCGTTTAGCTTCATCGTACATATTTTTAAAATACCCAACCAAAGCTATGATTGCGGACATTATTATTGCAGGTGAAAATGCAGACCACATACTTTTTAATGAAGCAACTAGTTTTTTAGCACTTCCCGTGATCGCCGCCCAGCTAGTTAGCCAAAAACCTCTTGATCTGATTGCTGCCGCTTGTGCTGCCGCAGCCTTAGCATCTTCATGTGCAACATTCACGGCTGTAGTTCTAGCACTCAAAACTTGCTTTGCTTTTTCAACTTCACGGGCGGCGGCAACTTGTTTTTGACCAGATGCTAAAAAGTGTTTTAATTTGGCTTGTTCTAGTGCTATTTCTGCTTCTACTCTTTTTGCAATGGCAACTCTTAACTTATTATGTGTTGTGTTGGCGTTTTGAATTATTTGTTGTCCGTTTGTAACATATCCCCTATATACTTTTGATAGACTATTGGTTACTACAAACATGATAGATGCAACAATTCCGACAACTATATTCTTTAGATTATTCCCGGCAGTTTTTAATGCATTAGTTAACCAATCTATCAGAGCCTTGTATTTATTCTGAAACCCGGAAGCATTAACAATATCGCCAAAAGTATTACTAAGCCTACTTAAGGATGTTTCTAGATTATCGGTGTCAACATTTGGGATCATTTCATTCAGAGCATCGGCAAACTTTGGCAATACGTCCGCTGCCATAACTTTACCTGATCCTATCAGTTTTTCCATTTGTCCAACCGATACCCCTAATGCTTTAGCCATTGCCGCTATTGCAACGGGTAGCTTTTCACCCATTTGTTTTCGTAATTCTTCCATGCTTATCTTACCCTTACCCATCATTTGGGATAAAGCAAGGAATACACCATTTGTTTCATCAGCAGAAAGCGCAAAAGCTGCCGATGCTCTCGATAATGATTCAAATATTTTCTTTTGCTGATCCATCGGCATATTGGCTTGTGTCGCCGATGCCGTAAACTTGGCATAGTTCCCAATAAGGGCATTTACTTCCAAGCCATATTTATTAGCCAAATCATTCACAAAACGAAGATTGTCAGCAAAACCCCGTGTGCCGTTCGATACGTTTTTTAAGGCTGTTAATACACGATTTGTTTCTCTTGCTACATCCCTGAACCGGGTTAATAGACCAGATAACCCCAAACCACCAGCCCCCAAAGCTGCGGCAAAAGTGATAATCTGCATTTGCATGGATTTCAACGAATTCTTAACTGTATTCGTCCCTTTCTTAAAGTTTTCGGTAAGTAGATTAACCGCAATACTGAATGATAATCTTTTTGACATGGCTATGATGGTATTTGCCCGGAATTCATAAATGCTTCAAACATGGCGGCATCCCGTTCCAGTTGTTTTGTTGCTTTTTCTTTTCTTTCCTTCATTTCCCAGCTAAATGGGTATAAATCTGCCGGGGTTTTTATTTTCTTGGGTAGGTGTGGCGAAACTTGAATAAAAGCCCATAGCCGGGAAGATTCAAATTGTTGCTTCATTTTTGTATCATAAGCAGAAAGGAATACGGGTAAATCGCATATCTCCATTTCTGAGAATGCAAACTTGGCATCAAGTCCATTCAAGACTAACAGAGGTACAATATCTTTGATATAAACCGGATCGGATTCTTGCGGGCTTTCTGATTCATTTGTGTTTCTCGTTGTTAAATACTGAAACTGAGAAATAACAGATGTTTCTTTCTCAAAATCCTGTATCATTTTTTTTATATCATCTTCTTTCAGAGATTCTTTAAAATCAGCCAAAGATGAAGGCTTATCATTTGATAATCTACACACGTAAAAGAGGGACACAACATCATCTTCATTACCATAATCTAATGTCGAAAATGGCTTCTTATTCAGTTGTTCCCATCTTATGATTGCTTTTATTGTTAATTTCATACACTAACCCTTTTATTGATTAGTGTTTTTCTTGTTTTTTGGGGGTAAAAAAAAGACTTCGTTCAACTTGAACGAAGTCTTTTTTTAATATTCTATTCTTTTATTTAAGTAGTCGGTGTTGTGCCATCGTGTGGTACTAATGCACCGATCCCAGAGAAAGATGCGCTACTTGATGCAAGTGAACCAACTGTTGATGTTAGGTTAAGACTTGTTATCATCATAATCCCGGTGTAGTATTTCTTTGTTAAATCCATGTCAAAAAATCCACCCATATTAGTTGGGTCAGTAACTAAAGCTTCACCAAAGAAAAATTCAACGGTTTGTTGTGTACGCCAAATATCTATGAGTGTGTCAATACTCATCTGTCCGGCTTTTCTACTTACCATTGCTTCACTAGAAACGGTATACCCGTTTTTACCCGGAAGTGGTGCATTCCAGTTTCCTGTCATTTTGTTGGATGCATCCACTTCTTCCGTAGTCATATCCATTACTGCATTAGATGCAAATGCAATCGGCTTTTTATTTATGAAAATAAATAGTTGCCCCCGAAGAACATCTTCATTCGTATCATGCTTAATTAATTCATCTGCCATGATCTTAAAATTTTTAGTTATTTAATTTTGTATAATAAAACTTGTATAAATTTTCCATCCTCAAATTCTTCTGTCGAATCGTCTAACCATATTTCTATAGGTTGACCATTGAACGTAAAGCTTCCATCAAGCGTTTCATCAATCAAACATGCCAATTCTTGTGATCTGTCATAAGTGTCAGATATGGCATTGATCCATACAAAGCATTCTTGACTATGTACACCCATTTTATCCCGGCTTTTATTATATGCATCCCTTTGATATGTGATAATATCACCTTTAGTATCTTTCGATGCTACCAATGGAAATATATTTTCGCCAATCTTTTCTATTATTTTAGGATTAGCAAGTAATAATTGCCGTATCTGGGTTGTAATTTTGAATTTATTTGATGCACTCATCTTCGATTATTTATTCTTTCAACTGCCCTTTCAATACCATCATATAATTTATCTATGGCTTTGGGGTAGTCCTGTGATTCTGTATCAGTCCAAAAGAAGGAAGGTTTAACCTTACCTACAGATTTATTATTTTTCTTTTTTAGATATCTTTCGGCTGTACCTCTGTCAACTAAATGCGCATGTGATCCGCCGCCTACTCCCTGCTTAAATCCGGTAAGTACTCCCGGTTTGTTTCGTTTGGCTTTTACAATAAAGCTTCTAAGCAAATTACCTGTTACACCCCGATTTCCGCTTTTCATAGTTCTTCTTAATCTGCTTCTACCCCCAGACCTGAAAACCTGCCCAGCTCCAATAAGACCGCTTTTTATTGCTTTATCTTTTTCGAAATCCTCGAGGTTTCTAACTAAATAATTTACTTCACCTTCATTGATATGCTTTATCTCTATAAAATTATTCATTGACCTTCGAGCATGTAATTATATAAGTATTATCATTTTGGGGATCAAGTGATATTATCTTATAAAAGTGATTGACATATTTTATTCGAACATCATCATTTAAGAATGAATACTTCCGAACTTGAAAAACTAATGTATTGCCTATAAATTCTTCACTGGCATTTACACCAGAACCCACAGAAGATGATAGCTTTTTTCTGTTGGCTTTTATTTCGTGGGTTTGTACATAATTCTTAATTTCTGCCCCAGTTGGTGATCTGGTCTTTTCCAACCTATATATGGCTATTCTTTCGTTTAATAATCCAGCTCTCATGTATATTTTCTAAATGGTTGAAGTAAGAAATTTAAAGTATATGGTACTGGTTGGGCATTGGTGTATGCTACCGCTTCTCGATTGGCATAAAGAGTTCCGGCAAAGATCAATATGGCAGCTACCAAAGCAGGATCAAGAATATCTTCATCATTGACAAATGAAGATAAGGGCTGATTGATTTCTTTTTCTATTCTGCTTTCACTTGCGTCAAGGAACAACTTTAGTTGTCTTTCATCGCCATCTTCCAAATAATCAAGTTCAAGATGTTTTTGTAAATCTTCTACTTTGGTATATTGTGCCATATTACTCTATTTATGTTGTTGGTGTACTATCAGATAGAATGCCGAATGCTTCCGTTCTAAGTGTTAGCATATCGAAGTCCGCATTAAATACAAAATACACCAAGTTCTTTTTTGCACCGGTATATGGATCATAGATCAATCTTACTTTGCCGAATTGACCTACTAACTGATATGAGAACACCCCGAAACCAAGAACGCCTTCACCGATATATTCAGTTATGAATACAGGCAGCCCATTGATTTTACCATTTTCAATAACCATCAAGCCCGATCCGGCATCCCTTGGTGTAGATTCCAATTCAGCATACTTTGAAGCAGAACAGACATAAGCGGCTGTTCCATCTTCAAATTTTACACCTGTTGACATCACCGCACCTTTCAGCTTTATAGCATCTTTCCAAGCATTTCCAGTTGATGCTACTTTTGTTTTAGGGTTAACAAAACATCCATCAGAAGCTAACGATGTTATTTTTGAAGGTGAAAACATCCATTTATTCAGTAATCGAGATACTGCCATAGGAATTTGGGTTTTAACGATAGTCAACAAAGCGTTATTGCTTTGATCTATAGCCCTATTGGATACAGGGATAGCAATAGCGGCACGTTTTGGTTTTGGCTCAATTTTAGAAATATCAATGACTGTATCATCAATTTCTACATTTTCACCTTCAAGGGTTGCTTCTACACCTGCAACAATAGGAAATTGCCATGCCCCAGTCATTCCGTATTGAAATTTCATTCCCAGTTTATTCAATATTAACCCTTTCTCTAGCGGTTCAATTACATCCCCAATTGTTAAGGGAATAAGGGCTTCGGCTGATGCTGTATCTTGAATATCCCGGTTCATTGGTATTTCAATGCCTGATTTGCCCCCTTCTTGTATTAATAATGATCGGCATTCTTCCGGTATTTCTCCATTTGCGCTAATTGCTGATATGATTTGCGCAAAAGCACGTTCATTCGATATTTGTTGCTGGGTTCTGGGTTGCCCGTCTTGATTCAAACGAAGCTGCAAAATTTCTTTTTCTTGAACTAATGCATTTCTTTCTTCTTTTTCGTCATCGGTAAGTGCTCTTTTTTCTTTTTCCAGAGTATCAGCCATTTCTGTGATTCTTGTATTGATTTCGAATACTCGATCACGCATTTGTTTCTTTTCTTTTCTACTAAAAGCCATAACTATAAATTATTAAATTAAACTTCTTAAATTTTCAATATCTTTTTTGTAACTCTCATCTTGTGGTGGTTCATCAATAAATCCGTCGACACTTCTTACAGTAACATCAGTACCGAAATATGCAGGATCAGTAACAACTGATATATCATACATCCTATCAAGCTTGGAAACCTCTCTTAATAGAGAACCATCCGTTCTTTTAGTGTAACTTACATTTGCATCCTCATCGGTTGTAAAAGCAAAAGAAGATCCAAATAGATCACCCCTTTTGATAAGCTCAATAGCATTATCACCTTCAACCGTGTTAGGTGCATCAAACCGATATTTTACACCATAGTCATCAATCGTTAAGGTTAATGATCCTTTACCATTGAAGCTTCTTGCTAATAGACGGGATTTGTCATGTTCCATTAAAGCTTTTATATCCCATTTCGTTAAATCATCAGATGTAACAGCCCCACGCTTAATAACTTCTACAAACTTTTTACCAGTCCACCAATCAACCATCATACGGCTTTCTTTTTCGAATACAACCGCATAACCTTCTATTGTTCTAGTATCTTTATCTTCGGCATCCTTTAGTACGGTAGGCATTGCCCGTTCTTCATAAAAACTTCTTATTTCCATACAAGCTTTTTATTATTATAGTTTTATTTAGTTTTTGGGGGTAAATTTTCATTACTGCCTTTAAATTTTTCAGAATTAATCGGTGCAACATTCATTGACATCATTAAATCATCCCCACCATCGGCAGGTTTTTGACCTTTTTTTGCACGCCAATAGTTTGGAGAGTAAACCCCATATTGAATAGTTTTTTCAATGTAGTTGGCTTGTTGCTCTAAACTCGTTAGAAGTAAAGATTCAACGTCAAATTCGATCTTCATTTTGTGGGCTAATGATTTAGGTATCAATTTTGCCGTAAATTCATTTTCAATCTTTCTTAAGTATGGTTGAAGTGTGTCGGATAAGAAAGATTGATTACTCATTTCAGAAGCCTTATAATTTTGGCTTTGTCCTGCAAACACTTTATCTGGGTGAACGCCATAAAAACGGCATATATCCAATACGCTGAATTTTCGAGTTTCAAGAAGCTGTAAATCCGTTGATGATAGTGATAACTGATTAAATTTAGCTGATCCCGGAATTCTGAATATACCCTTTCCGCTATTTACTTCGCTTGTTATTCTTTTTTCTACATCTTCCAGCTGATTATCTTGCATTTCACCAAATCCCCGAACACCAGCATCGCCATCCCCAGATATGAATCCTTTGAGAGTATTACCGGGTTTAAATGAATCAAGTGTTCTTTCATCCGCATTTGCGGCAACATTCATTACCCGGCTCGCAAATTGTATCGTACTAACACCAGTATAGCCCCCATCAAGTGACATATTTCGTAAATGGATTATTTCATCTGAATCAAATACTCCAAATATGTTATTAGTCAGATCATTTACTTGATATGTATCCATTTGTAGATCGTATGATGTCGTATTCGGGCTTAGAAGAATAAGCTGATCTATACCTTCGGCAGAAAATACGGGAAGTATATAGGCATTTCCACAGTTCACCATCTGAACAATCGCATTTTGGATAAGATCATAAGATGTTTGTCTTTTATTTGCCCGTACCGAAAGAATATAACTTATATCATGCCTGTCATTTAATTGATAAACACCGTCTTTTTTTTCTTTTAATAATAAGGGTAGGGAAGCTATACTTCCCGAAAGTATATCCACACATCTATATACCGCCGCAATTTTCATTGCAGAGTTTGCCCCGGATACATGTATATTATTTCCGGCATCACCCCCGTTTATCCATTCTGTAGCCCCGGACTCCTTTAATGTTTCGAAGTATCCTTTGTTGTTACTTGGTGGTGTTTCTTGATTTCTTTTCCATATTTGATACCATTTTTTCTTCATCGTACATCATTATTAAATAAGTAAAAGGTCATTAAATTTGTTATTGTAGGATCAATCTTTTCATTAGCACTTCTTTTCATTGGTTTTTTATTACCAAGCCTATCTTCATCTAGTACAGCATTCCCGAAGCAATACCAGATTATAGGATTTTTATTGAATGATATTTTTTGCGTTTTTGCAACTAGTTCAAAGGTTTCTACCGGAGAAGTAAATGTTCCATATGTTTGCTTTACAGGCTTGATTATCCTATCGGCACTATTACCAATAACCGCCGATAGGATGTTTATAAATTCAATAGATTTATAAGGATCATATCCAATATTTATAATTTTCAAAAATTGGTTTCTTCTTATAATATCTCCAGCTATGTATCTATAGTCTATCACTTTGCCGGGAAGTACTTTTAAATACCCATCCTTTGCCCATTTCTTATACATTTCTTTATTGGGGTGTTTTTCAAGAGTTGCTTCCGGTAAATAAAAATCGCTATGTGAATGGAATGTTCTACTATCTTTATTGTATAAATTATATGTGACTGTTGAAAAATCATCACATACAGAAAGATCAACAGCAACCATACAATCATACCGTTTATCAAGCTGTTCTATATCTATATCTTTGGCTAATGCTGCAATTTCATCTTGACTAAACCATGCTTTGGCGTTATTTTGGGTGAATATATTAAGTAGTTTAGTCCTAAAGGTTAGCATATCATCACTTGTTAGCTGTGCCTTCTTCCATTCTTCTTCATAATAATCGCTTTGAACAGTTATGCCAAAGTGTGGTTGTACCTTCTTCCATGTTGCAATATCATCTTCGGCATCATCAACATCCGGTTCGAAAATATGTGCAAAAACTGAATCATTATCCAATTCCCCTTTCAGAATAGCTTTGTATGCTTGTAGCAATTCAATGAACGGGGTATTCAATTTATCGGAAGCCGTTGTAATCTGGATTGTCAATGGGTTTTCACGTGTACCCATTGAAGATGTAAGTACATTCTTTAAAGCGGCACTATCTGCTTGTGAATACTCATCCACAATTACAACACTAGCCATCAATCCATCTAAATTATCCGGATCAGAAGCTAAACATCTTGCAAATGAAGGATGTCCACGTTGTAGGTTAGAAACAATTTCACGATTTATTTTAAAGTGTCTTAGCTTCTTATCATGTGCTTTAAGTATTTCCCGGATAACATTAAAGCATATTTTGGCTTGATCGTAACTATTTGCAGCTACATAAGATTGAGCGTTTTTATCTCCAAACAAAAGATCATAGATTGCAATAGCTGCAACCGATGTTGTTTTTGAAAATTTACGAGGAACAAAAAGAAGTGCGTCACGTGTAACCCTTTTACCATTATTCTTATAGAATCCAAATATATTGGCAAATTGAAAAAGTTGTACCGGGGTTAATTTATATCTTGTGAGCCCTTTTGTTCCGGTGAACTTTAATTTTTCATAGAAAACAATAAACTTTTTTACCTCAACAATTCTAAATTCATATTTATCAAGAAATTGAAAAAAACGTTTGATCGAAAGTTGCTCATATAAATTATGTGCTTCCGGGTTATTGATAACAGAAAAGACGTAAGTATTTAAACGTTCATCCGTATCTTCCAAATGATAAGATGAAACATTGATACCCTTTAATTCTTCGGATACCTTTACTTTTAAATCTCTTAGTTCTTGTTTATCAATATTCATTGTACATTGTTTACCTCATCTATCAAATCAGTTAAATCATCAATCCCCATACCTTCGGCGGTTGCAATAGTCAATCTTAATTCTCTTAATTGCCTTCTTACCATTTCACCTTGATCCCTAAGTGTTTTAATAGCTGGGTGTGATACAAGTTTTATATTACCCTCTCTCGTTTCTTCTTCAACAAAAGAGCAATCCAAAGCTTCAACATCACGCCTAGCCAAATAAAAAGCATAAAGATTTCCAGCAGTGGTTTCAATAAGTGTATCAATACCCTCATTATAACTTCCTTGATTTTCTAAAACTTTTTTTAGCCTTTTTTCTATCGTATTTATGCCTGTTATTTTCTTTGCCATTCATGTTGATACTTTATTCTATGGCATTTTTCAATGATTTTGGGGGTAAAAAAACATCACCCCCCAGAGATATATTTTTTTCGCGCATGAAGAAGAAGGAACGGGTGGGTTTCGGTGATGGATGGGGGTATTCAAAAAACAAGGGGGGCGAGGCTTAAAGTAACATTTTTTAACATTGTTTCACGTTTTGATAAAATGTTAAAGTTTTCATTTTTAACACAAAATATTTTGTTTTAACATTTGTGACGCGATGGGGAAGGGTGTAATATCAGCACCTTTCCCTATCTATAATTCAGGTGACATCATCAATCTAGTTTATAAATACTTATCAATAAATCTTTGGGTTCGCATTTCGTTTGCCTTCTTCACATTCACTTTGGAATGGGAAAACATTTCTTGATGAATCTTCACATGGCATTCATGGGATACTGACATAAGGTTATTGAAGTCAAACATCAATGCTTCCATTTGTTCTATAGTTGTAACGGATTCAACTGGTATAACATGATGTACTTCTGTTGCTGGTGTGATTTTCCCATTTGCTTTACATTCTTCACACTCACATAATGGTTGGGCTTGTAGCTTCTTAAGCCTTAATTGTCGCCAACGTGTGGTGTTGATTAGCTTAATATAGTTTGCATCTTTTGCCATGGCATAAAATTATTTTATAAGTTTAAATTCATATCTAAACACATAAGGATTCTTTTCCCATGTTCCACTTCCACTCAATTTGTCAATTAGCTTAGTAAATGCATCCCTTGGTGTGTATTCTCTTGTTATATTAGTGCCTTTAATCCCATACCAGCACACTGCACCTGCAACATCACACATCCCTTTAGATACAACTTCTATACCTTCAAGAAGTGAATCTTCTTCTGTTATGTCTTGCAATCTTTCTACCCTCACATTTAATATTTCTATTTGATGTGGCATAAGTTCAGATTTAACGAACATCTTATTAGTCCATGCAGCACTACCACAATCACCTAATCCTATATTTTGGTATGATTGAGCTATGGCAATAACTTCACCAATTTTGTATTTAGCTAGATGTGATTTGATATGCTTAGAGTTTATTCCACGTTGTACTTCATCTATTCGTGGTGGATTATCCTCAATAGTAGATTCTCCATATATATCTTCTGTATATATTCGTCTTGTTACAGTCTTTCTTCCTTGTAGAACGGCATCTGTCAAACCGAACTTGTCATTGAACATTATCTTTTTCATATCTTTTTATTTTAAATCATCTGGGGTTTTAATTTTTCTTTGATCTGGTTTCTGGTTTATATACATTCCTTCGTGGCTACCTTTTGAATGTTTACGCCTTTCCCATTCGGCATTGTTGGTAAACATTTCTTCTATTTCTATTGGTAATGGTTCGGTAGTGATATCATTGTCTGGATCGGCTACACGAAGGAAGCAATACACTAAGTATTGAAGAAGCTGATAAATACTTTTGAATCCATATTCACCACATATTGATTTCAACCGGGTGATATCTTGTATTGACACATAGGTATCTATTTTTTGCTTCGTATAGTTTTTTTTATCTTCTGATTGCTTCTTCATAACCGTTCTTATTTTTGTTGAATTTTCGATTTATGGCACTTTTTATATAAATCCATAGTCTTATACTATTCGTTCTATTTTAATGCAGTAAATCGGATTTATTTGCAAAGTCATATTGATTATGTTAAGTGATCTATGTAATACATCGGATTGTCATGCCCTAAACGGTAATCATGGAATACATATACACCTTGCATTATTGCTAGTTTGCCGCCATCTTTTTTTACTTTATCGGTAAATTCTGAATCAAAACGTATATTATTGTCTGAGAATAGATACTTCATCCATGTTTTCTTTTGGAATATCATTAGAAAGCCAGCAATGTTTTTTTGAGTTTCTTTCACTTCTGAATAATAATCCTTCTGGCATCGACTAGCTAATTTTTTATGATACAGTATATCGGTATTCTCAAAAGTTCCACCTGTATCTACTTGCTGATGTTGTGATGCTATCCGGTTGGTTAGACATCCAAATACTTGGAACGTGCTGCCATGCTTCCGAATAATATCTTCTATTTGCTTCTTGGTATCCGGCAGAAGAAAAAGCACATCTGAATCTGTAATGCAAATCCAATCTTCTGCATTTGGCACTATCTCACAATGTTGGTTGTGTGATCTGCCAATATTTTTTTCTGAATCGAAGGGGGCAACCCAATAAATATTGATCTTTTGATTAGTCATAATATCCTTTTTTTTCTAGTTCTTTTATTGTTTTTTTATATACATGGATCACATTACCTTTATAGTATATCTTTCCATCGGTTTCTAACCATTGCAATATTTTATGCTTCCAATAATCGGCTATATTTTTTATAAAATCACGATTAAAAAGTTCTTCTTCTGTACATGGTTTTGTTAACAAAGAAGAACAAACCATATCCATCCATTCTGTTATTGATTCCATATTCTACTTATGTTTAAACCAACTTACATTGTTTACTTGATCTTCTTTGAAAACTGTATTTACTTGTGTACCATGTACCAACCGATCAGCAAAATGGGTACGTGCTATGTAGTTGAATAATCCCATGTCGTAAATGCCACAATCCGGGCGGTTTTTGTTGAAATGGCTGTCACTTACCGACTGAAAATAAAATCCCAGAAACTTATTAATAAATGATAATACTGTATCAATGTCACCACCTAGAATACCGGCATTAAGCAATACTTTGTTTACATTCTGTTTTATAAAATCCTGAATTAATTTATGTGGATGATATTTTGCAAGCCAATCGCATCCGGTTCTTTCGGCTTCATCACCTGTATATAGAACGCCATCTTCCATAGTCGAAAAGGGATCATTAAGCATTTGTACATCTGTACCGTCCACTATAAATATCTTATTAATACTATGCTTATTTTGTAATAGGTATTGATAGTAACTAATCCAACGTTGGAAATAAACATTATCAAGGGATGTTTCTACATTGATATACTGAACATTGTTATCATTACTACTTGTAAAGCTGTCTGTAAGGATTATTAATCTCTTCCCCGGCATACTATCAATAAGAGGTTGAAGCAATGATTTATCTGCTTTCATTGGGGCTTCATTCTCTCTTTGGGTATCTCTAACTTTTGTAAAGAAGCAAGTAAGGATAATGTTTTGTTTCTCTCTGAATTCTACATATTCAGTTTCATTTTTTCGAGCATCATAAATTGCACTATTCCTTTTAATGCATTCCATTCTGGCTTCACCTTGTAAGGTGCTATCAGCATTTCCGGTGTGTTCATCCCTTGAATAGAATAGTTTGTCACTATCCGGCACATCCATATAACGGAACGAAGTAAGCCCAATATTGTAGATTCTATTGGATAGATCGGGGTGTTCATATCCCCATCTACCGAATAGGGGCGACATTCCACCACATACATCCAAGCAAATACGCTTGTAGTAACACATACAACCACGTGCATGGGAATAGGCTCTTGTGCTGCTATCCGAATATAAAAGAAGGGTATCATTCAATTGGGGCTTGTTCGATCCCTTAAATTCTTCAAATATGTAGTTCAGATGAGATTCATGGCTCTCAATATATGGTTTATGCCAATCTTCCACTACAGGGTAACAATCATCATCAAAAAGGAAGAAGTGTTCACATCCGGCATTGTACAATAATTCAAAGCATTTGTTCTTTGCTCTTGCAATACCGATATTATTATCAAATCTATACGTGGCTTCCGGTACTGGTTTTTCACTGGCATCATCCACTACTACTATTTTAGCATTGCTTGGGGCAAAACGTTTAATTTCTTCATAAGTCTTTTTGAAGATGTCATATCTGTTATGGGTGGTAATCCCGATGCCAATAGATGGTATAACATCAACCGACAAAGCCAATGTTTTTAATTCTTCTATTTTACTTATTAAATCCATTTTACAATTTATTTTTTAGGGTTGTAAATACAGGTATATCCCCAGAATCTCAATTTTATCCGAAGCTTAATGCATTCTATAATGCTGCATCGGATAGGCTTCCATTCTTTTAAAGCCTTGAAATCGCCAATTGGGGGATCGGGTGGAAATATGGAAAGCCGTAACCCGATTATGAAAAAGCGTAAATCTTTATTCTTCATTTTGCCGTTTTTATTTCAAATTCAATATATTCTTTGCCTTTCTTTACTATTTCCGTTTCAACTATTGCTTTTCTAATAAGCTTATCATTGAATCCATACTTTTTACTAAGTATATCTTGTGTTGGTTTGACCGGGTTATCCCAATCAGATAATGAATTGCTAAAACCAAACTTAAAATGTATTTCGTATGGTGGTACTGGTACTATTATCTTTGGAAGAAGCCAAAGCAATGTGTTTTGATAGGTTTTATAGGCATCCGTTTTAAACCTTCTACCCTTCCATGCTTCATTCACCGATAATGGTTTAATATCTATTCTTATCATTATTTGACTATTTCATATACCATACGGCACAAATAGGCATCATAAGCCGCACTGTGTAGTTTTGATTCAATCACGGGAATGCCCAAGTATTTGGCAACGGGTGCAAGGCTGAATGATTCCAATTCTGGGCGTTTCTCTATTAAGTACTGAGTTGCCATAGTTTTTATATCTATCGGATTAGACCAGAAATAAGACTTAAAAAGATCACTTTGGCTATTCCTGCCATAAAAAGCTTCTAAAAATCTAACATCGAATTCAACACGCCACCCAGCTAAAAAGAACTTATCATTCTTATCCTTGTAATTCAGATGTTTTTCGAGAAGGTTGTATAACATGTATTGTACTTGAAATTCTTTATTATGCTTTCTTCTAAAATCTAAAACATCGGTATTGGATACCTTTAATGCTTCTGGATCAATTTCACAACCTTTAAAGGGTTGGACACGGTAATCAAACTTATCCACAACTTTGCCATTAATAACTATTTCCCCGGCAAGCTGATGGATGCCGTGTATTTTAGCGTCTAGCCCGGTTGTTTCTGTATCAAAGAATATTATTTTCATTGTTTATCTTTATTTGTTTCGTTTATTTGACCTAATATTTTTATTGCCTTTATTCTTACACTGGCATCGTGCTTTTCACAGAAGCATGTACCCGATATTGCTTTTTTATAGCAACCTTTTATTCTACATTTCATTTTATCCAAGTATTTTGATTCCGTAAATCTTTGCAATTTGATATTCCGCATTACAGCCTTTAGAGTGAACCCAACCCGGGGACATGTAAATAAGATCACATTCAAGAAGGGCTTCAATGTCTTTACCCATGTAGTGTGAATAAGATTTATCTTGATCGGGGCATATATCGAATGGTGTTATAACTTTATATTTTTTACACCAAAGATTCTTATATGTTTCTGCTTGTTTTTTAACCTCATCTATTGGATGCCCTGTTATGGGTAAGCTGATATATAATTTTTTCTTAGCCATCAGTTTAAAATATCATTGGTTGAATATTCTTTAATACTTTTTCGGTAGCATCTTTGTAGAAGTCTTTTTTTATCTCGAATCCATATGCTTTGCGTCCTAACTGTTCGGCAGCTAATAAAGTTGTGCCACTTCCGGCACATGGATCAATAACAACATCGCCCGGATCAGTAAAAACTTCGATCAATCTTCGTAAAACGGGTACAGGCTTTTGTGTAGGATGTACTTTGGGTGTAATGCTGTCTTTAACCCAATCGAAACAATTAAATATCATACGCCCCCCATTATTGAACTTTGGCAGCTTATCACGATAAAGCAATAATGCATATTCACAATTACCAACTACACGCATATTTGCTTTTAAAACTTGTGCTGAGAAGTTTTTTCTGAATACAAGGTTTATATAGTTTTTTATTCCATATTCTTGTGCTTTCTGTATCAATTCAAATTGTTGTTCAAATTCACAGAACACAATCATGCATGGGGCTTTTCCGGTTTCCTTTGGTTCTTTGATAAGCATTTTAGAACAGAAGTGAAGGAATTCAGTAATACGAAAATCTTTATCCGTATCAAAGAACTCTTTTCCTGCTAGCTTACTTTCTCCATTGGTATTATCTCCATCTATATACCATGAAGGATTAGAACCATAAGCATTTTTTCCTATGTTGTACGGAATATCTGCAATAACAAGTTGTGCTTTGGGAATTCCATATACTTTGTAATTTTGGAAGTGATCATTTATTAGCTTCATATAAAATATTTTTTATTGTTATTTTTTTGACTTCCCTTGTTGAAGCCTATCGGCTTCCCCTACCGGGAAGTATAAGACATGTTACCGATATATACGTGGTAATACATAAGTGCCGTAATGGATGCTTTTTTGTACCCATTTATACCCATTTGTATTTGCGTTATTCCCTAACATGTTGATATGTAATTGTTTTCGTCTTTTTTATTATTTGTTGATTTCATCATGCTTTAAAATGGTATGATTTACTTGCATTAAATCCCTAAATTCCTTTTCTTCTTCGCTCTGTATGAAGGTTATATGTTTCTTTACCTCATCCCATTCTTTGTTGACAAACTCACGAATGTTTCTATATTCCCAATCGGTAAGTGATCCGGTGCTATGCCGTTCTTTGGCTTGCTTCAAAACCTCATCCCTGCCTTTATTCATTATTTCCATGCATAGATGTTGTTTTGCTCTGCCAGTACCTTTTGGGGTGGTAATGAATAGATCAAATTGGATGGTACGCCAATCACGAAAAAACGCTTCTACCATCTTCTTCAAATTGTCCGGGGCAAAGAAGTCTATCACCCGGCATTTATCCAACCGCTTATAAACCGTTTCGATTCGAAGAATATTCCCTTTCGGGATAACCTTTCTTTTCTTATCCACACATTCAAATACTTTATCATAAACCTTGTAGTATTTCCGTACCTTTTGGAATCCGGTAACTTTCAAGCGTTCATTCTTATGCATGGGGTTTATATACATGGGATTCACATAGAATTGCCGTTCAGCACCAACCGCACCGATACTTTTTATTTTATCCAGAAAAGCCCGGCAATCTTTGGATACATTCAGATTCAAACCAATTTCATAGCTATATACAAAAGCATCTTCCATATCTATACCTTTATCATGTAATAGGCTGTCAATAGTTGATTTGGCTTCTGACATAGTGAACATGTTGTAATTGTTTCTTTCATTGCCGGATATTTCGTTATGGTACTTGTGTAAACTTCCTTCTGCTTTCAGACGCTTGTTTGTTTCTATCTTCACATATATCCCCTTTTGCTGCTTTAGGTTCTTGGTATCTATATTATCATAGAATACAGCACCATCCCTTGAATTTGTTTGTAAGCCATTACGCCAAACGATGTAATCAATTTTATCATCGGTTAATGGTGGGGTTACTATGGTGATTAAATCAAACATCTATATTTTTCCTTCTGCAATTAGTTTTTCAATATCCGAGCGTAGCACATAGGCTTTGCCCCCTAATTTGTGTTGCGTAAACACTTTACCGTCCTTGATGTAACGTTGATATGTGCTTTTGCCAATATCCAACATCTTTTGCACCTCATCCGGGGTTAATCTTTCGTTTTGTTGATCGGCTGTAAGCTTCTTTAGCATGGCATTATTTTCCAATGTAATGCTTAGTATTTTGTTGTATTTTTTTTCATCCATAACTATCAACTAAATAATTGTCCTTGCTTGATACTGTTAAATTGTTCTATTTCTAAAACTTTATCGAGTATTGCTTTACCTATAAGAGGATCAACACAATTGCGAAGTAGTTTTTCTTTACCCGGGTAATCGTATTTACTCAGGTCAAAACCTAATAGCTTAATTGTTTTGTCTTTATTGTTACGACCATTATCGCCTGCTATATCTCGCATTTTCAATCTATTATTCAGAGCAGGGATATTGAAATTACACCAGAAATAATGACGACCGCTAATTTGCGGTTGTATCAAAGGATCATAATAGCTTTTCACATTTTCGATACAGTATTTTCCTTTGAAAAATGTCTTTAATAGAATTATTTCCGAATACAATCTCATATCTGGGTATCTTACTAATCCCTGGCTATTCAAATAAAAATTTGTGATTGAATGACTAGGACACGGGGGAGAGGCCCAAATAAAATCAAACTCGCTATAATGATCTAAAAGATATTGGTGTGCATCCCCTACTATAACCGTGTCATTTGGGTATAGGTCTTGATATATAGCTGCTATACGTTCGTCAAACTCAACGGCGGTTATATCATGTTCATCACCCCATAATTTTCGGTTACCGCCAATACCGGCATATAGATTGAGTATTTTCATATTTATGAAAAATAAAAGGCTTTGCCACTACCAACCCCAAAGCTTTGCTGTTTGATAGTTGTTGTGAAAGGAAATCCATCTGCCGGGATTCTATCTAGTACATCTTTTAAATTCTCAGATGCCGTAAAGAATTTGCAATCTGAATTATTGTACCTTATTTTCACTACATATCTGTTATCACCATGTTTCGTTTTTACTCCTTTCTGATATGCTATCACAACTATTTCACAGTTTATAATATCAGATATTGAAACTTTGGGTACTTCAAATATTTGGCTATTTTCTTTGGGCTTAATTCCAAATTCTGCGAATTTCTTCATCTTTTATTATGGTTTTTAATAAGTTTCTAGAATTGCAATGCTTTGCCCATCCGATATTGGGGGCTATTTGTTGCTTAAATTCTTTGATTGATAACTTTCTCTTATTAAGCTTTGCAGCCTTCCGGCAAAGTCTTTTTTTTATGGTTTTACGCATTAGGATATGTGTATGGTAGAAAACATATCCAACGAAGTCTATACCTCTTTTTTCAATTGGGAAAACTTGATAATTCTTCTTTATTTCCAGTTCTAAGTTCTCAGATAAATATTTCTTCATCTGAATGAAAAGGTCATGCAAAAAAGGCTTATTACTAGCCAGAATAACTATATCATCAGCATAACGGTAGTAATATTTTACTTTTTGAATTTCTTTCATCCAATGATCGAAATACGACAAATACAGGTTTGCAAAGAATTGGGATAAATAGTTTCCAATTGGTACACCCGGAGCGGAATCAATAATGCCATCTAAAATGTAGATCAGCTTATTATCTTTGATTTTCTTTCTGATGATGATCTTTAGTATATCATGTTTGATTGATGGATAGAACTTTCTAATATCCAGTTTCAAACAGTATAGTGTATTCTCATAATCGTGTAAATCTCGTTTTAAGTGTTTTAATGTCCCATGTATACCACGTCCTTTGATGCAGGAATAAGAATTTGAAATAAAAATTGAAGTCCATATTGGCTCTAAAATGTTCATTATTGCGTGATGAACAATCCTATCCTTGAATGGCAGCCTGAAAATTTCACGTTCCTTAGGATCATATATTGTGAAAACACTATATTCCGATGTTTTATAGCTAAGAGAAATAAGTTCTTCTTGTAATTTAATCAGGTTTCTTTCAAAATCCCTTTCAAACAGCTTTACACCGTATTGTTGGCTTTTACCTTTCCGGGCTTTATTGTAAGCAAGGATAAGATTTTCCATCATACAAACTTTATCATATATATTTCCAATTCGCTTCATAGCTTTGCTTTTCTTATCGGAGTTTTCGGATTCCCTACTAACACCTTTTGAATTGTTATTTTTTGCCAAGTGGCATGGCTTTTACCTTTTTATATCTTGCATAGGTGCACCCTGTTGGCGGCATTCGCATTCGAATAGTTGTAATTCGTATTGTTGAAAACGAAGCCCGAAGAAACAGACCGCAAAGGCAAACAGCCGTATTTTTTATTTCAATAAAACTTTGTTCCAGATGTCAATAAATTGTTTTCCGGCATATTCGGCTAACGCTCTCGTTTTAAAGCAAAGGCGCACCCCGCCGGCGGCATACGCATTCGAATAGCGGGAATACGTAGAGTAGAAAACGAAGCCCGAAGAAACACCTTCGTTTTCCTTCCAAAACCAAGGGATATATTTAGGTTCATTATCATCATCCCAGTTAGGTTTCCATCCTTCGTTTAAGGCTTCGGCAATCACTATTATTTGATAGTGTGCTTCAAAATGTTCACGCAAATCTTCCGGCAAATTTGAAAAATCTGGGTTACTTGGTCTATTTGTTGCCTTTACAGCATCTTCATACGTTTTGATGTATTCTGTTACTTTTTTCATTGTTGTAAGTTTTATGGATTATAGAATGAATTCTTTATAAAGGTCTACAAACTGCTTACCCGCATAAGTCGCTAGTTCATCGCTCTTAAAGCAAAGGCGCACCCCGTAGGCGGCAACCGCATCCGAATAGCCGTAATCCGTATCGTAGAAAACGAAGCCCGAAGGAGAATTAGGATAGAAATATGGAGTCCATTTGTTTTGATTTTCATCATTCCAATTTGCTTGCCATCCTTCATTTAAAGCTTCTGTAATAGTTTTAATTTTGCGGTATACAATTTCATCTTTGGTAAATCCATTGCTTGTAAGAGTGGTTTCATCAATGGGATTAATATTCAATTCCCGGCAGGCATCTTCATAAGTCTTGATGCGCTCTGTTACCTTTTGAGAAAAGAAACCTTTGCCAAAAGTATCTTCTAGCATTGTTTTAAACTCCGAAGAAGCACTTTTGTAAAGTGTTCTTGCTTTACTTTCTTCGATTTGTAATGTTTTCATTTTTTTAATTTATTCTTGTTTAACTTCTTATATTTTACCTCATCTAGTACAAAAGAGCCTTTACCGAGAACCATAGCTTTGCAGTATTGGGGGGCTTCTTTTTCCGAATGCCTTTTTTTGTAGCCGAATGAAACGCAATACCCCAGTATTTTACATTTCCACATAAACCGGAATTGCATATTCTCACCTTCGTTATGCTTACAGTATTCACACTTAGGTACTATTGCCATAATCGGATATTTTTATTGTGATTAATCTGAATCCTTGCAGTATGCTTGTGAAAATTCTTTTGGTATAAAGCACCCAGCGTTAAGAGGGGATGCCGTTTCTATCATCGTGTGATATTCGGCACTATGGTATTCCCTGCCATGCTCAATGGCTTCTTGTTTCTTGGTTTCTTCCTGATCTTTTAGGAATTTATTTATTAGGAACATGGCACGATCTACATTGAATGTATGGACAACAAATAGTTGTGTTAAGCTTAAATCTTCTTCGTATTGTATTTTACATTCAATTTTATAGAATTTTTTATTTTCGGGTGATTCTTCATCATCTTCATCATCTGGATCAACACTATCCCATTCTTCAAATGGCAGGTCTGATCTAAATTTCTTGAGTGTATCAGTAAGAATGATGCATGAATTGAATTCTTTGATACCCGTTATCATGAAGCCTTCACGATAATTCAGTTCGATGTAGTCTTTAAGCAAAGCCAAAGCATTGTCAAATGTATTCGAGTAGAATAAGAATTTCTTGTTTTTTCCGGCAATATCAGCTTGTGCCGTGTAAGGGTGCATATAAGTGCTTTCTATATGAAATGCAGCTCTTTTCTGGTTGCTGACTTCAATTTCTTTTATATCTCCTGCACTCATGTAGAATTTTATTTGCGCTAAAACATCCTGATCTATAAAAATGCTGCGTTCAAATAATACTTCGTTACGTTCGATAGTGGTAACCTCATCGGTATCCTCATCAACAAAATCTTCTTTCCATGTTTTTAATACCCGTTTTGCAATAAACTGGTTTAACATTTCTTTCGGTTCGCTTGTTACTTTGCGTACCTCATTAAATTTGGTTTCGATTGACATACTGCTTCTTTATTAAATTTTACTTCTTATTATTGCCGGAAGAAGATAATGCGCAACCCACGCCGTAATTTGCATATAATCCTATCTTCTTCACTATTCATAGCCCTTTGCAAAAAGGTGTTAACTAAATCTTTATCTCCAACCTCATCAATCAAGCCGGAAACACCTACAAGCCTTTCCACGGGTTTTCCATTATTCAGCCCCATCACTTTGATCTTGAAATTCATGTTGATTTCTTTGGTGTTGAATTGTACACCTTCGTAGTATATACCATTGTACGTGTTCATAATCACTATTTTATAAGGTTGATTGCTAAGCCTATCACTATTATCAATACAATGCCTATTAAGGATATAGCCATTGTTTTCATGCTATCTTCATATTGCCTTTTTCTTCCCATGATTAATACCCTCTATTTTTTGCCCTCAACTGTTGGGCTAATTCTTTAAAATCCAATGTCAATGCATAACTTAAGCGGAACATGGGATGATCTTTTTCCCTAAGCTTTATTTCTGGTATTATCAACCCATCATTTATGTAGTTGGTGACTGTTACAGGGCTAACACTATGCATATTTGCTAATTCAGCACGCCCGATCAGTACATTTTCAAAACGGCGCACAAAGGCTTGTATCTTTGCGTTGCCAATTTCTTCATCCACTAATGCTTTCAAATCATCAAGGGATGCCATTATCAATGTATTTGATTTACCTGTGCCCATGTTTGTGTGAGTTTTTTAGGCTGTTAAGTCATTTCGTCTCGCAACTATCGACCGTCTAGCCCGTGATTCCATATTTCGGTTTTCTCGCATCTGCATATGATCGAAAGGGATGTAGAGAAGAAAAATCATCAATAAGCACGATGCCATTATTTGCCGTTTTACCTCATCCATATTTTCACCAACCAGATTACACCAGAAATGCGCTGTAACCTCTTTATCTTTTTGAAGCCCTAATTTGGCTTTTATGGCTTTCATATGGCTTTTGGCGGTTTCGTATGATGATTGTAAGCTTTCGGCAATCTCTTTGATCTGCATACCCAAACCATTCAGCTGGTAAACCTTGCTTTCGGTTTCCGTTAATGGTTCGGTGATGATGTTAAGCTTTTGCATACTGTTGTTTTATTTCTTCACGTTTTTGTTTCCTTTCATCCAGAATATTGATATGCTGTGATAGCACTTCGAATTCAGGATCAGATAAATCATCTATAGATTTTCTTTTCATTGCATTGTCATGGGTTGTTTCTGATACCCCGGCATTCACATACGCTTTTTTCTTATCTCCACGTCTAGATTCTTTGCCTATACGTTCTTTCCAAATTTCTATAAGATCTTTTTCCATTCTGATTATATGATTATTGGTTTATTAATTTTTCTATGTATTTATCTAGTTGTCTTAATGCTTTGGATACCTCATCTTTTTTTTCGCTAACAAGTAGCTTAAATGAGTATATAAACCATGCTACAACTATAAATGCTATCAAAGGATCAGTGCCGCAGTAGCTTAATGGAATCCACGAAAACACCCAATTCAGTATTAGTAATCTTGCTTTCATAATCCTTATTTTTTGAAGTGTATCCCCCTTTTTGGGGATTTTTTTAATTACATTTGTTAGTTTACTTTGCCTTTGCTTTGCCTTTTAGTGGTTAAGCATGTTGCAAATATAGATTTTAAATCGATTAAATATCGAATTCGATAGATTTTAAATCGATATTTTAATTAAAATTAACTTGTTTGTATGGGTTTAAGAAGTAGGATCATCGAGTTTATCGAATACAAAAGGCTTGATAAGGCATCTTTTGAAAGACTTGTTGGGTTGTCGAATGATGCTGTTAGTAAGATGGGGGATAATACCCGAAAATCTACAATCGATAAAATATCGAATGTTTTTCCTGAACTAAATACTGTCTGGCTTAAGACTGGTGTTGGTGAAATGATAAACAATTCGACTGGTAGTGTTCATGTTGTAGGAGATAGTAATATTGCTAATTCTGGGGCAATAAGAGGTGATGTTAATCTTGGTGCAAATTCGGCAGTTATTAATCTGAAACAACGAATTAAGGAATTAGAAGAAGAAGTAAAGCAATTAAAAGTAGATAAAGCAATTTTACAAGAATTTGTAACTATGCTGCAAAACAAGAAGAAATAACAAACAAAATAATAGCAATAGTATTCATCTTGATATAATCACATACTAATGATGAAGCTATGCAGAAGGTTGATATTAATGGAAGCAAGAATGTTTCTAATACCGGGTTAATTCACGGGGATATAATAATTGATAGTACAATTATTCACAATTACGAAATTAATTTTTTTAACTTATTAAAATCATTTGCCATGGGAAATGAAGAAAAAGAACAAAGCCTTCTGAATATGACAGATGCACAAAGTAAACTTGCCAATGCTATAGATAAGTTTGCCCAAGCGGAACTTACAAGGGCAGAAGCGGATAAATTTAGAGCCAAAGCCGATGAGAATAATTCGGAAGCTAATCTTAATTATTCTCGGATTATGTTGGAAGATCGGGAATTGATAAAACAAATGATTGAAAAGTTAAAATGACATCTTTACAAAATTAAAAACTGCACATTATGATTTGGGTAATATTGATTCTTGTCGTTCTTGTGATTTTTATATTGATAATTTCTTCTTCTGGAACATCTAATACGAGTGATAACCTTGATCAAATATTTTATAGGAATAAAAACTATGAATATATTATTGATATTGTCGCTAAGTGTGGGTATAAAAAGCCTGTAAAATTATCTGAATTTCTAATTGCTTTGGGTGAATCTCAAAGGCAATATGATCTCTATAACTATATTACTTCTCAAAAGTTTAAAGATGAGTATTATTTTCTTGATGTGATGGAACTATTAACTAATGGACAAAATGATTTAATTTTATCAGTTAATGAGAATCAAATCAAAGCAGATAACAATTATTCTGATAACCCGGTTATTGAAGATTTACTTTTCGATTTAGAAGAATTTACGGATAGTGATGATTCGTTAGAACTAACAATAAGAGGTATAAACTTTAGAAACCTTGACTATAATAATGTTGGTGTTTTTGATGGTTATATAATGCCAGATAGAAACAATGAATATGATCAATATGCAATAGGTGTATATAGCAATGATGGTGTTCATTTTGGATTTATCGAAAAGGGGCAAAAAGATCTTTATAACCTTATTGAATCAGGTAAAGGATATATTAATGCTACCTTGGATGTAGATACTTTTATTGATGATATGGGTGAAACAAAGTTTAATGGTACTGTAACAATCAATAAAAGCGACATTGTATAAATGTAGTCTATTGTTGCCCTTTGTGTTGCCCTTTAGATTAAAAACCTTCGATTATCTACTGATAATCAAAGGTTTTTGAAAGTTGTTAGTGATCCCGAAGGGAATCGAACCCCCATCATAGGAACCGGAATCCTACGTTTTATCCATTAAACTACGGGACCTGCTTTTTCCGATTTGTGGTGCAAATGTATAAAATATTTATTAATCATTTTCATTTCTTATCTTTTTGAGTTGTCTTTTCTTGATAAATGCATAGTTTAGTTTATTAATCATAGTCCGGTTTCCGGAGATCCGATCCAAATAACC